GGTTTGTGTATAGCAAACTGTGTGTTGTGTTTATTTCCTGCCATAATATTTAATATAGTTCTATAAAATCAACGGGTGCCTCAGGTGGGAATTCTTTTAATATGTGTTCAATAGCTTTCATAGATACGTGGTCGGCTACTTTTGTGTTGATTAAGTATTCTAGTTGTTCACCTTTATATGTTATAATTAATTTACCCATTGTTGTTTGTTTTGTGACGTTAGCCTGTTATTTAAATTGCTATTGTCGTATTATTTGTTATTGTAAAAGTAGTCATTTAATTTTTCAGTTGGTAACTTTATTTGATATTTATTTTTAGCAATGAAAGTTTTCTCGTGCATTGTATGCATTTTGTTTTCATTTATTTTATCTAGTATGTATACGTCGTGTAGTGTCATGTGTTTATATAATTTCAAGGTTTAATTCTCTTGCAACATAATTAATATGTTTAGTTGTAGTTGGGCTTGAGGTCATGCCTCTTACATTCCATTTAAGTTTATATAGTTTACCATCTTTAATTTCTGCGACGTGTGTATCATACGATATAACGTCATTACCTATTAGTTTTAAGTTTTGTTTGTACCTGTCAAATGTTTTCATATTCATCATTACAGTATTCAATTTCATTATTCCAGTGGTCCATAATATGTTCACCAGTTGAGTTGTCTATATAATATGTTTCAGTACCTATTGTTATAAATACAGATTCTTGTGATCTTACGTCTATAATCATTTTGTTAATTCTTTGGCCATATATGTTGTGTATGGAGTGGTTGTTTTCATTGGTTCAACTAGTTTTGTTGTTCGTTAATATTATCCGCTATGCTTCGTGTTTACTTTGTAAAATAATTAATTACTCCATCATCAACTTTGTATTCTTCATCATTGCATTCAATAAAGTTTTCAACTTCATACTCAGGAAAGAATTCATCTACATCTGAGCAGTATACAATAGCATCTTCATCTAATTCTGATATAGTTTCTATTAAAATATCAAAGTCTGGTTTGTAATAGAATACATCATTTTCCCAGTCCATATTAGATGGATCGTGTGATACTACATAGACTTCATAACCATCCGCAGTTGTTTGTGTGTAGATATGCAAATTGCAATATCTTCCGTAGTCTTCTGTTACTTTATCTATTTTTAATATTTTTGTTAGTTGTTCAATGTGTGTCATTTTGTTACTTTTTTAATTAATGTAAATAATATTTGTTGTTTAATTTTTAATTGTAATTCGTTTAATTCATCGCCTTCAATAATTTCATTATCAAATTCAAATTGCCAGTGAATTGTATTTTCAATGTGTTCATCAATTTCTTCGATGCACTTATCTGCTATTTGTTGTATTAGTGTGTTCATAATGTTAAGCATTGTGCGCATAGAGGCATTTCATCTACAACGCGATTAAAATATATTTGTTCGTCTTCGTTTAAAGGTTCGTTACAGTAAGAGCATTCTTTCATATTACTTTTATATATTGGTGATCTTTATTCCATGCTTTACTAGTCATATATCCTGTTGTGTAATAAGTATTATTTTCTAGTAAGTGCATCATTTCTTTGTATTCGCTTGTTGCTTCAGGGCGTTTACATTGTTTAATGTGGTGTATTGTTTTGATTCCGCTATGGTCAGTACCATAAAATATCCATGTGTTAGTCATTATTGGAAGCTGCCCTAGAGGAAGACTAGTCGTTATTTCTGATTCGTATATATTATCCATTGTTGTTCGTATTTAGTTTGTAATTGTATTAATATTCACCGCCTTGCCATTCGCCACAGTTTGCACAATATGAATCCATAATACTTTGGTTGTATGTAAGATCTGTATTGTTGCAAGAGTTACAGTAAATTGGTTCAAATGTTATTTCTTCCATTGTTATTTAGTTTGTGGCTTCTTGCAATACCTGTTCCATATCATACCAAGAGACAGTGTCATCGGACTCATCTAGAGCGTCGTAGATAGCATTATATGCTGCTTGCGACCAGTTTTCTGCACGGCCAAATAAGTCATGCTCTTCAAATATATCATAGTTTAAATCGTCAGTATATCTTTTGCAATCGTGTGTGTATATTACTTTGTTGTCAACCCATTGGTGTCTATAATCATATAGATCATCTTGGTCATTTATTTCTGCATTGTGAAATGCATTCCATGCATCTTCAGAAAAATCTTGCGCTAGTTCGTCTATTTTGTAATTTGTATAGCTCATAGTGTTTATTTTAGTGTTAATGTTATTAGTTCAAATTCTTCGTTTGTTATTATACCTTCCATTAAGGCTAGGAATTCTCTTGAGACGTCACGTCCTGTATATTTGTTTATTATAGTCATAGTATATATTCTTTTTTAATTTCTTTTAGTAATTCAAAACGTTGGTCAAGTACTTGTTGGTGTGTGTATAGCAACTTTTCTTGTTGGTCAAGCGATAAACCTAGACCAGATATTTTAAGATCTTGTAGCATATCTAATTTGCCATTCAGTTCGTGTAGTCTTGTTAGTTGTGACATATTATTTTATTTTTAATAGTTGGTTTATTTTTTCTTGATTGAAACCTAGACTTTGTAAGTATAGTTTTTTATTATGTAGTGGATCAATTTCAATATCTATATCATTCATCTCATTGAATAACTTGTTGAGGTTTTTATGTTGGTTGAAGTAGTTGTGTAATGCAGTGTTATATTTCATTGTGTTTGTTTTTATATTCATTTATATTATCCATTTAAAGCCGTATTAAGCTTGTAGTTTAGTATAAGAGTAGTATACTTTTGTTGTGTCTATATTATCCCACAATGCTTTACGTGAGAATGTTACTCTTGTTACTCTCTTAATCGGTCGTACATAGTTAGACATAAGGTCTTGAGTACGTTGGTTTTGTCTTGTTATTCTCTTTTGTATCTTGTTGTATGTTTCAGTAGTCATAAGGTGTGTTGTTTATTTGTTAATGTTTTTAAGTGTATAGGTATAGTTCAGTGTGTGAATGTCTCTTAAACCCTTGTTTTACTTAGTATTTTTAGTCATATTTGTTATTTTAGTTTGTAATTTTAAGTGTCTATTTATAGTTCACTAAACTTTTCAATTAATTCTAATTCTACTTTAAATTCTTCTTTATTAACTTCAGTTAATTCATTTAGGTAATCAACATCGTTTGATATTTTAATATAATCTTTTAATGTAAAGTATATTCTATCTATTTCTTTTTGTGTTAAGTCTATTTTCATGTTTGTTATATTTAGTTACATATATATTATCCGTTGAGGTTCGTATTAACTTTGTAATTTATCAAGTTCTTCATAAACTATATTCATTATTACATCTTGTAGTTCGTCATCAGAATATTCGTATTGTAATTCTGAATACTCTTGTATTACTTGGTTGTATAATTCTTCTATTTGATCTTCTCTATTCATTTTATTTATTTTAATGTTCATATATATTATCCGTTGAGGTCGTGTTTACTTTGTAGGAATTATTTATTTAATTCCTTTTGATACTCTAATTCTTCTAAGTATATTTTATTTAATTTTTTAAGAACATGTTCTATAGAATACTCATAGTTTAAATATTTTTTGTTTGATACTTTAGAGATTAATTTTTTAAGTTGTTTAGTAGTTGACATAGTTATAGTTTTAATTATTATTTGTTACACTTATATTATCCAAAGTAGGTCGTGTTAACCTTGTAAAAAATATACCACCGTCGATGGGTGTGGTTGAGGTCAGAGCATAATTATATTATCCAAAGAGATCCGTGTTAAGTTCGTAAAAAACACAGATCGGTTCAAAGTAAGTGCTGAGGTTACACGAAACTAGTTAGCACAACACTCACACAAATAACACAACAAAAACCTAAAAATCCTAATAAAAACTACAAAAAAGGGGGCCCCGTGGGGTTAAAATAAAGGGTTTAGTTTAAAGCGCTGGTTATCAGAATGTTATGTATAACCCATTACTTCAGTATATCTTACAACAATAATTACGAAAAAGTGTGACATTAGGGTGTTAGTATATATAATGTAGGGGGCTATCGTCGCACTTTTAACATTTGTATTTTATTTGTAATTATACATGTATGAAAAGTAAACAAAAATTATCTAGTAAGGCTTCGGCTGCGAAGAAGATTCGGGATTTGGCTTATGCGATGACGCCTCGTAGGAGGAAGATGAAAGCTGAGAACCAGAGAAAGCGCAGGGCGGCTTTAAAGAGTGGTGTGGATTTATCGGATAAGGATTATGATCACACTAAGAAAAAGTTTGTGTCTATTAGAGCTAACCGCTCGGGGCATGGAAAAGGAACCAAGAAAAACAATACTAAGTAAACAACCAATTAACAATTAACCAAAACAAAAAACCAATGACGTATTATTATTACAAGACCAACACATGGACCAACGAAGAACCTAAAGTTTCTGAAGAGGCTAAAAACCAGTGGAAGATGTTATCTAAAAAGAAAAACTGGAGGATTACACAATTGCCTAACGGCTTTTATCAAACAGAGTTTAACATAGAAGATAACAATTGGACAAGCGTTACAAGACGCGAAACTATAGATGGTGCAGAGCAAGCAATTGATTCTTCTGTAGATCACTACAAGAAGAGATTAAAAGCATTGGAAGGACCAACTGTAGTTAAAACATTTAAATAGAACCACTTTTATAAATTAAATTTAATGGAATACAATAACCCAAGTGAGATTATTAAGAATCTTGACTTTGGCAATGATGCTAAGTCTAAGATTGTAAACGGAATAAACAAGTTAACTAGTGCTGTAAGCTCCACGTTAGGTGCATCAGGTATGTGCGTAATATACGAAGATGCTACAGGTAAACCTATAGTAACAAAAGATGGAGTAACCGTAGCTAACAGTGTAGTGCTTTTCGACCCTGTAGAAAACATAGGGGCAACACTTATAAAAGAAGCGGCTCAAAAAACGGTTAAAGAAGCAGGGGATGGTACTACAACTAGTACTGTCCTTGCTCACTCTATATTAACAGAATGCTTAGAAGCATCAGGCAAGATAAATCTAAGGGATATTAAAGCTGGTGTAGAAAAGGCAAAAGAAAAGGTAATAAAGTACCTCGACGATTCTAAAGTTAAAGTAAGTAATAAAATGCTGGAATCAGTTGCATCAATATCGGTGAATAATGATAATGAGCTGGGCGGTGTTATTGCTAAAGCATATAAAAAAGTAGGTAAAGACGGTATAGTCCTTATGGAAGAATCTGAAACAGACGAAACACATGTTAATATAATAGACGGTGTGGAATTTGATTCAGGGCTTAAATCACAGCATCTAGTAACAGATGTAGAGAAAAACAAAGTAGAGCTAGAAAATCCAGCTGTACTTATTGTTGCCAGCCCGATAAGTAATATTCGTAAAATACAGAATGTATTAGAGCATGTTGTTAAAAACAAACTAAGTCTACTAGTTGTAGCTAATTTAGACCAGCAACCACTCTCTGCATTAATAATGAATAAAGTAAAAGGTAATATAAAAGTCAATATAATAGATCCGCCTGGCTTTGGAGCAACAAAGCAAGACACACTAGAAGATTTAGCTGTAATTACCGGAGCAACCGTTATTTCAGAAGAATTAGGTGATGATTTAGACCTTATAGACCCAAGTTGTTTAGGTACAGCCTTAAAAGCAGTTACTGATCACAACAATACTATAGTAACTGTAGAAAAAATGCCTGAAGATGTTTCAGAGCGAATTTCTATAGTTAAAAAGAAAATAAAATCTGAAAGCAACGGTTTTATTAAAACAAAGCTTGAACAACGCTTGGCTATGCTCTCTGGAGCTGTCGGTGTGATCAAAGTAGGTGCAAATAGTAAGGTAGAGCTAAAAGAAAAAAAGGATCGAGTAGAGGACGCCATACACGCCGTTAAAGCAGCACTTAGAGAAGGTATTGTTCCAGGAGCGGGTGTTGCATTACATAATGCGGCTGACGAACTAAAAGGCGACATTGCCGAGAATATTCTTTATAATGCTATAAAAGCACCTTATAAAAAAATACTAGAGAACGCGGGTATCGCTTACCCTCATTATTTTGACAAGGGTAAAGGAATAAACGTTGTTACTGGAAAAACATGCGACCTTGTTAAGGAAGGTATTATAGATCCAGTACTAGTTACTAAAACCGCTCTTATTAATGCAGTTTCCGTTGCATTAACTATAATTTCAGCAGATTGTATAATTTCAAACATTAGAATAAATGAAAGCAGTAAATAATTATATAATCATAACTAAGATTAAAGAAGAGCTTAAAACAGATTACGGATTCATTATTCAAGATAATAAAAATGAAATTCGTTATTTAAAAGGAAAAGTGGTTAACTGCGGTGAAAAAACCGAGTGCATAAATCCAGAAGACGTTATATATTATGATAGACGCGCAGGGCACGACATAGTGCTAGAGGGTAAAAGCTACACAGTTATCAAGCAGCAGGATGTAATAATTGTCGAATGAGACTAGATGCATCTGAATTAAGAGAAATGCAACTTTTCCGATATTATAGGTTAACCAGAAAGTGGGCTTGTAAAACATATGAGCTCACTGATGGTGACCTTGAATTATTAATTTATTTAGATTGCGTTGGTAGATTTACGCGTAATGATTATAAAAACGGTACATACCTAATGAGTTGGGACAAACACCGCTGGGAAAAGCTCAGAAAATTAGATTGGATAAAAGTATGGAGGCCTAGAAACCATACAACCCAAAAATACAACATATACGAAACATCTTCAAAAGCAAAAAGATTAATAACAAGGATATACAATATATTGTTAGGCAAAGAAGACATTCCTTTTAAACGTACTAATGTATTTTATAATAATAAAACATATACAGATAAAGTATTTAATAAAGCTATAGATGATATGTTAAAAGATAAAGAACGATAAAAATTAATATTATGCCCTATTCTAAAAAAAAGACTTCAACTAAAAAAAAATGCAGCAAGTGCGGTAAAATGTATACAGGATCTAAATGTAGCTGCAAAAAATAATGGCAACTAAAAACGCACCTTCAAGAAAAAAATCCCTTGGCTATTATGCTAAAGTAAATAAAAAAGGTGGTACTGGTTCCAAAGCAGGTGGCGGTATGACGGCCAAAGGTGTTGCTAAATACAGAAAGGATAATCCTGGAAGTAAATTAAAAACAGCAGTTACTACTCCTCCATCTGAATTAAAGAAAGGAAGTAAGGCTTGGAAGCGTAGAAAAGCATTCTGTGCTAGATCCAAAAGCTGGACCTCAGAAAGAGGTAAAGCTGCAAGACGTAAATGGAACTGTTAAGACTATGAAAAAATTATCACCAAAACAAATGCGCATTGCTAAAATGGCAAAGCCTTACAATAAAATCACTGGAGCTGATTTTAAAACAATAAAAAACAAAAAAAGAAAGTAATGCCAAAAGACGCATGTTATACTAAAGTAAAAAAACGATATAAAGTTTTTCCATCTGCATATGCAAGCGGTGCTATTGCTAAATGCCGTAAAGTAGGTGCAAAAAATTGGGGCAATGGCAGTAAGAAAAAGTAAAAAAGGAGCAAGCCTAAAAAGATGGTTTAAAGAAGAATGGATTGATGTCCGCACTGGAGAGCCTTGTGGTAGAACTAAAGGTGAAAAAAGAGGTGTACCATATTGCCGCCCTAAAAAAAGAGTTTCATCGGAAACACCAAAAACAGCATCTGAAATGACCTCTTCCGAAAAGAAAAAGAAAATTGCGGAAAAAAAACGGTTAGGCCAACCGGCAGGCAAGCCAAGAAGGGTTAAATCTTTAAAAAGAAAAAAATGAAATCAAAAGGGTTAGGAGATTCTATTGAAAAAATAACTAAAGCAACAGGTATAAAGACTATTACAGAAAAAATATCTAATGGACTAAATGTTCCGTGTGGTTGTAAAGAAAGAAAAGAAAAATTAAATAATTTATTTCCATATAAAAAATAACTATTATGATACCAAGTATTATTATAAATGTCATACTATTAATAGCTATAGTGTATTTAGTGTTTGTACATATTGGTGCTATTAAGGATGAAGATAAAAATTTTATTCCAGACAGTTTAGAAGATAAAGTAAAAGGAATAAAACAAGATATTTCAGAAATAAAATCAAGACTAGGCGAAGAGATTGGTGATGTTAAAGATGCTGTTAAAGAGGTTGGGGATCAACTGGGAGATATTCCGGATGCGTTGAAAACAAAAAGAAAAGGCAGAAAGAAAAATGTCTAAAAATAAAAAATCTTTTTCCGAAACAGGTCTTGGCAAAATATTAACTGGTGTTTTACCTCAAGTAATAAAAGGCGCTTCAAAAGTATTACCAGATAATGGTGTTCTGGGTATAATAAAAAATATTATTGATACTGACCCTGACATGTCTACTGAAGAAAAAGAGGCTGCTCACGATCAATTATTAGAACTTTATAGACTAGAAGTAGAGGATAGAGACTCTGCTAGGAGTAGGGAAGCTAGAATAAAAGAAGCAGGCGGTAATGACTGGATGATGTCCTTAACTGGAATAGTCGGGTTATCTGCTTTTGCTTTTTTAGTATATACTGTAGTAACAACAAACGTTCCGGAAAGTAATAAAGAAATATTCATTCATATGATTGGTATTGTAGAGGGTGTTGCATTAAGCATCTTCGGTTATTATTTTGGATCAGCTGTAAAAAAAGAAAATAAAAATGGCTAAAATAAGTAGTTACGCTAGAGACCTTATAATACAAGACACTGACAAATGGATTGGGACTGACGGGCCAACTGGAATAACAAAAAACTTTACCGCACAAGGAATTGCAGACAATTTTAATACTACTGGCAAAATATCAGCAGGTGGACAGCAAACATATAAATTTTATTCAGGAAGTGTTTCAGGTAGAGAAACCGGAAGTATTTCTTTGCCAGACAGTACTGGAGGCACTATACCTTTTTCAACGATAACGGATCTTGTATTTAGTAAAATAAATTTAGCGGGTGAAACTATAACTAATTACTTAGAATATTTAGAAAGAAAATATATATTTATATTTGAAACTTCAAATATAAATAATTTTGCAAAATATCGTTTAACTGACATAACAAATAGATTTTCCCAGGTAGCTTTTTTAGATATAGAAGTAGAATTTGTGGAAGGACAAGGCTCGTTCGAGCCAGGCAAACTTTATAGCTTTATTGAAAAAGTAACATTAGTGCCACCTCCTCCTGGAGACAAAAATTTTCTTTACATACAAGAATCGGCATCTGATACTTGGGTAATAACGCATAATTTAGATAAAAGACCGTCTGTTACTGTTGTAGATTCAGGAAGCAGTATAGTTTATGGAAATACAACTTATAATGGGACGAATCAGATAACTATTAATTTCAGCGCGCCTTTCAGTGGCGTAGCATACCTAAATTGAAAAAAAAATAAAAATTATTTAAAATAAAAAAAATGTCTATAAATTACTTAAACAACATTAACCTTAATAAGAATGAATTACAGAATGCTGTTATTCAACCTTTAGCTACAGCCCCTAGTTCTCCTGTTGAAGGGCAAATATATTATAATTCAGGAGATGATAAAATATATGTTTATGATGGTACGGATTGGCAGCCTGTTGGTGATTTACACACAATAGAAGGTAACTCTATAAACATAAATGGCGCGGTATCAGCATCAACGCCAGGCGCATCAACTAATCCTCCGCTCGTTGAGGTTAATGAATCTGATACAGGGACTAATACAGGTGGTAATGGCAGTCATGATCATGGGACTGTAGATCTTAGGGTTTTAGAAACTGATGGTATATATGAGGATATAATAGCTAATGGCGATAAAGGCGAATTTCTTGTACGTAGTAAGCACATTTTTGAATACTTAAAAGAATTTGTTACTATTTCAGGTACTTCAAATGAAATTGACGTGTTCTCAGATGATACTGATGTTTATGGAACGCCAGCGGCACAATTAAATCCTGGCATTACAGAGGGTGCAGTAATTAAAATAGGTTTACCTTCAGACGTTGTAATTCAAAACGATGCTTCAGTGAATCCTCCTTCGGGTGAAACAGGTACAGCTGGTGATGCTAGTTTAACAGTTAAAGGTACTACTGAATTAGGCAGAGACGGTTTTGCTGGCACAGATACAGTGACTATATATGGTGACACAACGCTTGGTACATCTGGTAACAATGCTGATTTAACTATAAATGGTAACTTTATAACTGGCGTTGCTGGTGCAGCCAATACAGTGCAGTTAAACGGTAATACAATTATTGGTGATGCTAGTAATGCAAAAAATTTAACCGTATGGGGTGATTTAATAGTAGAAGGAACTACGACTACAGTAAAATCAGAAACACTTACAATAGCGGATAACATTATATTACTTAATAGTAATGTAATTGATGATGCTCCTAGCGAAAATGGTGGTATTGAAATCCAAAGAGGTACTTCTGACAATGTTCAATTAAGATGGGAAGAATCAACGGATAAATGGCAAGTTACAGAAAATGGGACTGATTATTATAACATAATCACATCTAATGATAGCTATAAAACTTCTATTGGGGATACAACCACAACATCATTTGTTATAACACACTCTTTAAATACAAAAGATGTTATAGTACAATTATTTGACACTTCTACTTTTGACACAGTATATGCAGACGTTATTAGAAATTCTGTTAATCAAGTCACTATAAATTTCACATCAGCACCAGCAACAAACGATATAAGAGTGCTAATCCAAAAGATATAATCTAAATTATGGCTAACCGTTTTTTAAGTAATTTAAGAATAAACGACGCTTATACTTTTCCTGATAATGATGGATCTGTAGGGCAGGCAATTGTTACCGACGGGGCAGGAAACCTAACATTTGGGAGTGCAGTAGCATCTTCCGCTGATTCAGCTGAATCTACACATTTAAATGTTAAAAATACTTCGGGAGCTTCTATAGCAAAAGGTACTCCTGTATATGTAACAGGTAATGTTGGAAATACTGATAAGCTTGAAATTGCACCAGCAGATGCTTCTAACGCATCACATATGCCAGCTATTGGTCTTTTAGAATCTACCTTAGCTAATAACGGTGAAGGTTTTGTAGTACAAGGTGGTTTATTAAAAGGTCTTGTAACGGACACAATCGATGGATCATCATCTACAGCTAATGATACAGTATATGTAAAAGCGGGTGGTGGATTAACTTTAACAAAGCCAACTGGGTCAACAAACTTTATACAAAACATTGCTAAAGTAGCAAGAGTCCATTCTTCTAACGGATCTCTTATAGTATCATCAATTCTTAGAACAAATGACGTTCCTAATTTATCAACAGGAAAGATATGGGTAGGTGATGGTAATACTATTGAATCTACAGTTGTACATATTGATGAACTAAACGGTAGAGTTGGAATAGGGACTGCTAGTCCAAATAATATTGAGCATATTAAAACAAGCGTAAATGGAGAAGGTTTAACACTACAGATAAATTCTACAACACAAGGGGATTATTCACAACTTTCTTTTGTTCCATCAACTGCGGATAATTCAGTATCTCCTATTTACATTAGAGGTGTAAGGGGGAGCAGTTTAGCAACAAGCTATTTAACTCTTAATACAAATAGCACCGAACGAATGCGCATAGCCGCAAGTGGCAACGTTGGGATAGGGACTACGAGTCCTTCTCAAAAACTAACAATTAGAGATGACTCTACCACCGTCTATTCTACAGGTGATGCTGGCACGAACACAGGCGATTTAGTTTTACAAAATAATGATGAAACAGATAATAATTTTAATAGAATATCTTTTCAATCAAATTCAGACAACAATCAAACTGGTGACTTATTAGACGCGGCAAGAATAACAGCAATATATCCGGATCACCTTGGTGCTAATCCATCTGGTGAATTGGCATTTGAAACAAAAACAGATGCTGGAAGTATGGCGGAGGCTATGCGAATCGATAGAGACGGTAAGGTAGGTATAGGGACTGATAGTCCTGCTTATAAGTTAGATGTAAATGGAGACGCTTATATTAGCCTTAACGATTCTTTATACTTAGGAAATGCAAACAGCAGAATAACCTCTAACTCAAGTTCTGATATATTATATTTTCCAAACAGAGACCACGTTTTTGGTTCAGTAATAAGCGGCGCCGATGTGGAAAGAATGCGTATTACAGAAGCAGGCAACGTAGGGATAGGAATGACGCCTTCTAAATTATTAGATTTACAAGCCACAGACAATTTAGCTTTAAGATATTATAATAGCACAACATTTAAAGCAGGGATAGAAGTGGCTACAACTGCAGGAGATATGATAAGCACTTCTGCTGTTGATGATTTTGCAATACGTTCAAATTCTAATATATTATTTGCAAGCGGTGGGAATATAGAAAAAATGCGCATAACCTCAAGTGGTAATGTAGGGATAAAAGGAACAGGAACAAAACTTGGATGGGAGAGAGCAAGTGACAATTCTCCTAATATTGTTTATTTAACTAAAAATGAGGATTTAGGTGTTAATGGAAACGCTAAACTGCACGGATATGATGGGATAGTATTTAGTACGGCAGGTTCTGAAACCGAACGTATGCGCATAGACTCGAGTGGTAGAGTAGGGATAAATAAAACACCTTCAACCGAAAAACTTGAAGTTAATGGCGCTATTGTGTGGGAAGGCCCTTTAACTACATCCCAAACAAGTGCAGGTGTATTAGATAGGGCTGGTGACGATTTAAGAATTAGGGCTTATGGTGCTACAGCAGGGTCTGGAGAATTAGCTTTTAGAACTGGTGGCGGTGGAGGCTCTGGTGATACAGAACGAATGCGTATTGATTCTAACGGCAACGTAGGGATAGGGACGAGTAATCCTTTTAGAGAACTTGAAGTACAGGGTGGCGGAAATGTTTATATAAGAGTAGCTGCATCAACAGACAATGACAGCTCTGCTATTGAACTTCAAAACACCCAAGAAACTTGGACAATCAGAAATGATGACACTAATGACGATGCTTTTGAAATAGATAGCTCAACTACTGGCAATATTATAACTATTGAAAAGACAGGTAATGTAGGTATAGGGACTGCTAGTCCTTCTAACACCACTCACATATACAAAAATGCTACAATTGGTGCTATAACATCAACTACTACAGCCAATGCTGGGTTGAGAATACAAGATAGTAATGCTAATATGTATTTAGATGGGAATAGCATTGTAACGGATAGTACTGGTTTTTTAACAACAGTTGGAAACAATTATTTTGCTTTTGGAACAAACAATACTACTAGAATCTATATTGCCGGTGCCGGCAACGTTGGGATAGGGACTACGAGTCCTACTGAAAAACTTGAAGTTTTTGGAAATGCAATTCTTGATGCTTCAAATGCTAACTTAAAAATAAAAGCAGGAATAGCTGGAACAAAAGGTGATATACAGTGGACTTTTAATAGTGATTCAACAGTTTTTGCTTCAGCAGGTATTACTTATGATAATCGTACTACTGATGGATTTCTAATTGACTCAGGTTATCCAATAACGCTTGATTATGCTTCGGGCTATGTTCGCTTTTCAAGAAATGGAAGCGAAAAAATGCGCATAGATTCGAGTGGCAACGTAGGAATAGGTACTACGAGTCCTAGTGCTAAATTAACTGTAAATGGAAATATTAATTTTCCATACTCTACTACTGGAACTTCTACTATCGGTATACAACAATCTCCAACAAACCCATATTCTACAACAGCAAGAGAATTGCTAATAAAAGGAGCTAATGCTGAACCTACTGGAACATCTGGACAAGCCCAACAAGGGGGTAATGTAAGAATATCAGCAGGATTAGGGCGTGTGAATACTGGTCTAGGAATAAGGGCAGGAGATGTTATTATTGAAGGTGGTCTACACCACAACGGAGTAGGTGTTACTGATGGTGCGGGAAGGGTCATTTTCGAAACCGCAGGAACCGAACGAATGCGTATTGATTCGAGTGGAGACGTAACTCTAGGAGCAGCAGGAAGTCCAAAATTTTATATGCGTTCTAATGGAGGTAACGGTAATAATCAAAGATTTTATATTGATGGCTTTGCTGATGGTGGAGGTGCAGGATATGGTGGTGGATTTAGAATCCATACAAGGGATACTGTAAATATATTTCACGAACGCCTGCGAATAGATTCGAGTGGCAACGTTGGGATAGGGACTAATAATCCTACTCAAAAACTTTATGTTGCTGGGACTATATATAGTACATCAAAGGTATACTCATCAGGCTTTTATCACAACGCAATTGGAGGAGCCGCAACACCCGCTAATTCAGCAGGATGGTATAAATTAGCTAAAGTAGATACTAGAGGAGGAGGTATATTTACTTTAAGTTTTACAGGGGGTAGTTTCACACCTGTAACTTATGTAATAAAGTACTATAAAAACTGGACTGACGTAACTACTGTAAAATTAGAAAAATACGGTGCGAGTGGGTACATCTCACAAGCTAAAATTAGACTGGATAGTAGTGATGGTAAATATTATTTAGAAATTTATTGTGCTTCTAACAGTAATGGTTTATCATTCAACGTTTATCATGACTGGCTATTAGGATATAACGCATCTACAACAGTATATACAGGTACTTTATCAGCCGGTTCCGCTTCAGGTACTGATTATGCTAGTCTTGATTTTATATCTCGTGGTACCTCAGTCCAGGCTTTATATAGTTCAGGCAACGTTGGAATAGGCACGAGTAGTCCGAGTGCTAAACTTGTAATTACTGCTCCTAACTCAAATACTTTTTTATCTAATATAACATCAACTACTTCTGCGAATATCCATCAAATTAAAAATGATAATTCCAAAGGTATAGAAACTGTAATTTACAGTTCAGCATATTCAGGAGGTACTTATTTAAATGTTGGTGCTAATGGTTCAGCTATTACTAGTAATTCAAAAACAGCAATTACAACGGTTGGTGCTTTTGATTTGCTGCTTGGAACTAATAGCACAGAACGTATGCGTATTGACTCTGCAGGCAACGTAGGTATAGGGACTACTAGTCCAGGCGCTAAGTTACACGTTTATAACTCTAGCGGAGGTGATGCTACAAGTAAAGCATCAATGCTATCAGAAGCTGTTTTAAAATTACAGCCACATGCTACTAACTCTACAAATTTACTATTTGCACAGGTAAACGGAGGTAATGGGATAGGACTACAGGTTACTAATGGCCCAGCAACAGCTAACTGGGACTTAGCTTTAAGTCCTTTTGGAGGCAACGTAGGGATAGGAATTGTGAGTCCTTCGGGTAAGCTACACGTTAACGGAGATATACGTGGAACCATCTTCTACGATTCTGATAATACTGGTTATTATGTAAATCCAGCTGGGATATCCAATATGAGTAGTATTGCTTTAAAAGGAAGTACTTATTCATCAGGAGTTGATTCGGTTACTGATGCAGCTCTTATTATAGACCGTGGGTTTAGAATATATAATGATGATGGTAGTTATTTAAGAAGTATATTACAGTTTGACACATCTGCTCAAATAAATATTGGGCAAGGAGGAACAGCTTTAATATCATCAGTAAATTTATTACCAGGAAATGCAGGGTATGTTTACGCAGCAAACTCATTCAGATCCCCTATCTTCTACGATTCTAATGATACCTCATATTATTGCAATCCCGCGAGCGCTAGTAATTTAAATCAAGCTAGGTTTTATGCTGGTATTTCTGTTAATTCAGCAGCTTCATCCACCTCCAAACACGGTATATCTCTTCACGGTACTCAAACAACTGGTATGCCAGCATACGGCTTGGCTTTCACTGGAACTGCTGGATCTGGAACACACGGCTCTGTAACAAGTGATTGGGCTACTTATTTCACTATGAACGGGTCCACATCTAGGGGTTGGATATTTAAGCACGGCACAAATCTAGTAGCTAGTATTTCTGGAACAGGAAACGCTCATTTTAATGGTGATGTTGTAGCTTATTCATCATCAGATGAAAGATTAAAAGATAATAAAAAGAATATTAATAATGCTCTTGAAAAAGTAGAGTCATTAAATGGTGTTGAGTTTGATTGGAATGATAAGCAAGATGTTTATGAGGGGCATGACATTGGAGTCATTGCACAAGAAGTTGAAAAAATCGCACCTGAATTAGTAAGCACAAGAGATAACGGATATAAGGCTGTTAAATACGAAAAATTAGTACCTTTGCTTATTGAAGCAATAAAAGAACTTTCAGATAAAGTTAAAGCATTAGAAAATAAATAATTATTAAAATTTTAAATAAGTATTATGAATATTACATACGATTGGAAAATAACGGCTATGAAAAAAGCACCAGTGCTTGAGGGGTTGTCAGATGTTATCACACATATTAGATTTGATTATACGGGTACAGATGCAGATTCTGGAGAAACACACGTTTTTCCTGGAGCTTGCCCTATTGGCTTGCCTGATACGGAAAACTTTACAGAGTTAGCTTCTTTAACAGAAGCAGATGTTATTGAGTGGGTAAAAGCAAATCATCCTACAGATCATATGAATGAAGTTATCACAAAAGCAATTACCCAAAAAGTATCTCCGACTAACGTAGAAGCAGATATGCCATGGGCACCCGCAGAACAAATACCAGAATAATGACAGTTAAGGCTAGAATAGAAAACGGAGAAGTTGTTGTTTATGACGGCAACTCTCCAAAGCCTTTTCAAATAATAGAAGGCTATGAAAATGATTTTACCGTTGGAGTAAGCTATTGGGGCGGTGAGTCTTTAACACAAGAAGAATGGGAATCTTTTGGTTTCTATCCTTATACAAAGCCTGAGTATGATACAGCAATTCAAACAATATCAGAAATAACATTTAATACTACTAATAATATTTTTGAAGCTACGGTTGTTGACATTGAATGGTCATCAACATTAAAAGAAATGAAAGCTGAAAAAATACAAGGTTTGAAATATTTATATAACCAAAAACTATCTGAAACAGATTGGGTTATAATTAGAGATAAAGAATTAAATCAAGCTACTGATCAATCTATTTTAGATTCTAGAGCAGCATTAAGAACAGAGTGTTCTAGTAAAGAAACTGAAGTTAATGCTTTAACAACAAAAAGAGATATAGCTTTATATGAGCTATAATATATTATTATGGCTTTACCAAGTAGTGGACCTTTATCTATAGATGACATAAGAACAGAATTAGGTAGCTCAAGTGGTTCTTTAAGAACTTTATCGGCTGCTGCTGGTAAATCAACTCCTGATGCTATAAGTGAATTTTATGGATATAGTTCTTTTACTCCATCTGATCATTTTAAAATAATTAATTATTCTGGAAATGGTGTATCACGTAATATATCTACAGGATTTAGACCTGATTTAGTTTGGTCTAAAAAAATTGGTACGGGAGATCATGGTTGGTTTGATGCGCTTTTGGGGGCTGATGAATTGCGTTTTCCAGGTGGTTCAGGGGGTAATATTATAACTGGTAGGAGCAATCAATTAACAAGTTTTAATTCTAGTAGTTATACTATAGGTAGTGGGGACGCAGGGGGCCTTTTATATAATGACACGGGGTTTAATTATATGTCTTATTGTTGGAAAGGTTCAAATAGTACCGTGAGTAATACAAGCGGCACAGTTACTTCTTCAGTTAGAGCTAACCAGGCTGGAGGATTTAGTATTGTTAAGTGGACAGGGACAGGGACAAACCCAACAAGAGTAGGTCACGGTTTAGGTGCAGTACCACGGTTAATTATTGTAATGAATTCAAATCAAAGTGTAGGCACAGACGTTTACACTTCAGCTATTGGAGCTGCTGGTTATTTAAATTTACACGATGATGACGGTTGGTACTCTGTTATAGGTGGTAGGTGGAATAATACAGCACCAACATCTAGTGTTTTTACCGTAAATAGTAGCTCTTCAGTAAATGGTTCAGGTAAGACAATGATGGCTTATTGCTTTACAAATATTAGTGGGTATCAAAATATAGGAGGTTATAGCGGCAATAGCGGCACTCGTGCTATTAATACAGGTTTTCAGCCTAGATTTTTAGTAATTAAGTGCCATACTTTAGGAACGGGTAATGAGTCTTGGAAATTATTTGATTCCACTAGGGGATCGGGCGCTGCTTTTGAAATTGATAACTCCACTACTTCAAATACTGTTTCAGGTGTTAGTTTTACTTCAACGGGGTTTTCAGTAACATCGTCATCATATGAATTAAATAGGTCTGGTCAAAGTTATTTTTATTGGGCTATAGCATAAAATAATAAAATATGAATTTAATAAAAGAAATAAGAGATTATATACCTTATGACACTAGCCCCTTACAACCAAATTATAATGATATAATTTAAAAATTTTTACAAATAAATAAATAAATAAATAATGACTTACACTTGGAATAACAAAACAGTAGATACTTACCCTACACTAGAGGGTAATAACGACGTAATCTTTAATGTTCATTGGAGACTTACAGGAGAAGACGAAAATGGAAACGTAGGTAGCACTTACGGAACCCAATCTTTAGAAACTTCAGACCTTTCTAATTTTACAGCATTTGTTGATATTACAGAAGAAGATATTAATGGATGGGTTGAAACAGCATTAGGAGAAGAAAGAGTTGCTGAATTAAAAACTAGTATAGATGCTCAAATTGCAGAGCAAGTAAATCCTACAGTAGTTACAAAAACAATAGGAGCTACAAACGAAATAGTTGAAGACATAAATAATGAATAATATTCGTAATATACTATATAACAATTAATTAATATTTAATAAAATGGAAAAACAAAAATTATCAGAAAAAGAACTTAAAAAAGTTCAAGAAAACTATTCAGCAATTGAAAAAATCAAAAATAGTCTTGGAGATTTAGAAATGCAATACAGTTTTCAAAAAAACGCCTTACTTTCAGAGTACTCTGTCATTCAAAATAAAATGAATGAAATTGTAAAAGAAATTGAAGAAGAGCATGGAAAGTCTACATTAGATATAAATACAGGCGAATTAACCCCTGTTGAAGAAGAGCAAGCGGAACCTGAGTTACTTGTTGCAGAATAAAAAATAATTTAAAGTGAATTTAATACGAAAAATATCTATAGGCAGAGACTATAAGAATGACGCAATGCATTATGCAGTAGGACAAGAAGTATACGGAGGCCATAAGATATGCGATATTTTAGAAAAAGAAGAAAATTATGTAGTATATATAGTTAAGAATAATGAAGTACTACCATGGAAATCTTTTAATAAAAATATGGCGGTTAGTATTGAATTTAATTTAAACTATGAATAGCATTTATTCTTTCATAATAAAGCCTAAAGAGAATAGATATAATAATACAAAAAAAATACAAGACAAAAGTTTAATACTAAACACCTCTATAGAGGATCATAAGTTTGTCAGTAGAAATGCTATTGTTGTATCTATTCCTAAAGCTTTAAAAACAAATATAAAAGTAGGTGATGAAATCATAGTGCATCATAATATTTTTAGAAGATTTTATGATGTACGCGGTAATGAAAAAGACAGTACAAATTATTTTAAAGATGATTTGTACTTTTGTTACTTAGATCAAATATTTTTATATAAACAAAACAGCAAGTGGAAAGCTACAGAAGGTTTTTGCTTTGTACAGCCGATTAAAAAGCAAATTGATACTATTATATCAGAAGATACTGAAGAACCCTTAAAAGGCTTTGTAACGTATTCTAGTGGCGTGTATAGCAAAAATACCCTAGTAGGTTTTTCACCTGAATCAGAATATGAGTTTATTATAGAAGATAAACGATTATATAGAGTACCAATACAATCTATTACTATTAAATATGACAGCAAAGGAACAGAAGAACCGTATAATCCAGTCTGGGTACAAAGCAGTTGAAGAGCTAATAAAAGTTGCTGAGGAAGAAATTATAGTAGATGGTGCTGAAGATGAATTAGCCGCTGACAGATTAAAAAATGCAGCTGCCACAAAAAAATTAGCAATATTTGATGCTTTTGAAATACTTAATCGTATAGAGTTAGAAAAAGCAATGCTAGAAAACAAAACATTGCAAAAAGAAGAAAAATCTTTTAGTGGTTTTGCTGAAAAAAGATCTAAGTAATGTACGAGCAAAAGTTATTAAAAATAATTGAGCCAATTAAGTTAACCACAATGGACAGACTTAATAAGAAAAAAGCTTGGAAGTATGGGTATAATCAAGAGCATGACGTTATTGTAATAAGCCATACAGGTGAAATTGGAGATATATATGAAATACAAAATTTAAAAATTGCTCTTCCAAAACCTAAGGGCGTTTCTACAATTAATAATAGATGGGTACCAAATGAATATCCTAAAGAGTTAAAAAATATTAAAACTATTTTTGATTGGGAAAAATACTCAGAAGAATTTAAAGAAAAGTGGTATGGATATATTAATAAAGAGTTTACAAGGCGTGAAGAAGGTTTTTGGTTTAAAAACAAAAACGTACCTACTTATATTACTGGTTCCCATTATATGTACCTGCAGTGGTCCAAAATTGATGTTGGGAAACCAGACTTTAGAGAAGCAAATAGATTATTCTTCATTTTCTGGGAAGCTTGCAAAGCAGATAAAAGATGCTACGGAATGTGTTACCTTAAGAATAGGCGCTCGGGATTTTCTTTTATGTCCAGTTCCGAAACAGTACATGAGGCTACCATTACTTCCGATGCAAGGTTTGGAATATTATCAAAAACGGGATCTGATGCAAAGAAGATGTTTACAGACAAGGTGGTCCCAATATCCATCAACTATCCATTCTTTTTCAAACCAATACAGGACGGAATGGACCGCCCCAAAACGGAACTTGCCTTCCGTGTTCCAGCCTCAAAGCTCACCAGGAAATCCATCACTTCCAGCGAGACCCGTACACAACTCGAAGGCCTTGATACAACAATAGATTGGAAAAACACAGGTGATAACAGCTATGATGGAGAAAAACTTAAGTTATTAGTTCATGATGAATCAGGGAAATGGGAAAAGCCTGACAACATATTAAACAATTGGAGAGTTACTAAAACTACACTAAGACTAGGTAGTAAGATAATAGGTAAATGTTTAATGGGCTCAACATCAAACGCTTTAGACAAAGGTGGTGAAAATTTTAAAAAATTATACAAAGCATCAGATGTTACAAAACGAAATCGCAATGGACAGACTAGCTCGGGATTATATAGTTTGTTCATTCCTATGGAATGGAACTACGAAGGATACATTGATTCTTATGGATACCCTGTATTTGATACACCAGAAAAACCCGTTGTTGGAAACGATAATGAGTACATAGATATAGGTGTTATTGAGTTTTGGGAAAACGAAGCAGAAGGACTTAAGAATGATAAAAACGGTTTAAATGAATTCTATAGGCAATTCCCAAGATCTGAAGAGCATGCATTTCGTGATGAAAGCAAAAACAGTATATTTAATTTAACAAAAATATACGAACAAATAGATTATAATGATGGCACACTATCTACAAGGGCTGTTGTTAAAGGAAATTTTCAATGGGAAAATGGTATTAAAGATACTAAAGTAATATTTTATCCAAGTAAGGACGGAAGGTTTAATATTTCATGGATTCCAACTTTAAATTTGCAAAACCGTGTAATACTAAAAAATGGAGGCAGATACCCTGGTAATGAACACATGGGAGCATTCGGATGTGACTCATATGATATATCAGGAACAACTGACGGCAATGGATCAAAAGGAGCTCTTCACGGGCTAACTAAATTTAGTATGGAAAATGCTCCAGCTAATACGTTTTTTTTAGAATACATTGCTAGGCCTCAAACCGCTGAAATATTTTTTGAAGACGTTTTGATGTCTTTAGTATTTTATGGGATGCCTATACTTGCGGAAAACAATAAACCAAGACTATTATATTATTTAAAAAGAAGAGGATATAGAGGGTTTTCAATGAATAGACCAGATAAATTAATAAACAAATTATCTGTCACTGAAAAAGAGATTGGGGGAATGCCTAACTCCTCAGAGGATATAAAGCAAGTGCACGCAGCTGCAATTGAAACTTATATAGAAAATTATGTTGGCTTGCAAGAAAACGGTGATTACGGGAATATATATTTCAATAATACGTTGAATGATTGGTCTAAATTTAATATTAATAATAGAACTAAATTTGATGCCTCTATTAGTTCAGGACTAGCTATTATAGCTTGTAATAAACATTCATATCAACCTAAAGCAAATACTACAAAAAAAGTATTAGATTTTGGTTTTAAAAAATACAACAACCAGGGTAATGCTTCAAAAATAATAAAATAAATGTTAAAAACTCAAACAAAAGGTATATTTCCGAGCCAAGCGGTTTCAGATTCTGAAAAAAAAGCAAATGCATATGGTTTAGAAATAGCGCGGGCAATTGAAAGCGAATGGTTCAAGAGAGACTCTGGGACAATGCGTTACTTTGCAAGTAGAGATAATTTTCACAGATTAAGACTATACGCAAGAGGTGAACAGTCTATTCAAAAATATAAAGATGAATTATCTATTAATGGTGATTTGTCTTATCTTAATTTAGATTGGAAGCCTGTTCCAATTATACCAAAGTTTGTTGATATTGTAGTTAATGGTATGTCTGAAAGAGCTTATGATATTAAAGCATATTCTCAGGATCCAGCTTCTATAAAGAAAAGAAGTAGCTATGTAGAATCCATGTTGAAGGATATGCAAACAAGAGAGATATCTGATCAAATTCAAGCACAGTTAGGTATTGATGTGTATGAGAATGATAAAGAAAAGCTTCCTGAAACAGAAGAAGAATTAGAGTTACACATGCAGCTTGAATACAAGCAGTCTATTGAGATTGCCGAAGAAGAAGCTATAAACAATGTTCTTGACCATAATAAATATGATCTTTTACAAAGAAGATTAAATTATGATGCTGTAACCATTGGTATGTCTTCGTGTAAAAACAGTTTCAACACTGCTGAAGGGATTAAAATAGATTATGTAGATCCTTCTGATCTTGTTTATTCTTATACCGAATCACCTTATTTTGACGATATATATTATGTTGGTGAGGTGCGTAGAGTTTCTATTGTTGATTTAAAAAAGCAATATCCAGATTTAACTACTGAAGATATAAAAGAAATAGAAGATAAAGGAGCTAATGGCATTTTATATAATAGGTCCCACAATGCTCAAGACTCTTCTGATAGTTCTTATGTGTATGTTTTGTATTTTGAGTATAAAACTTTTAATAATCAAGTATATAAAATAAAAGATACTAGTACTGGCGGAAGCAAAGTGATCAAAAAAGATGATACTTTTGACCCACCTAAGGACAACAAAGCTAGGTTTAAGAAAGTTTCAAGATCAATAGAGGTTATATACGAAGGTGCTAAAGTTATTGGGCACAACAAACTTTTAAAATGGCAATTGGCTGAAAATATGACAAGGCCAAAAACTGATACTACAAAAGCACAGTTTAGTTATAATATTGTAGCACCTAGAATTTACAAAGGAGCTATTGAATCTTTAGTAGGACGTATGACTACGTTTGCTGATATGATTCAATTAACTCATTTAAAATTACAACAAGTGTTGTCAAGAATGGTGCCAGATGGTGTATTTTTAGATGCAGATGGTATTGCTGAAATAGATTTAGGCAATGGTACTAATTACAATCCGCAGGAAGCATTAAATATGTATTTTCAAACGGGTTCAGTAATTGGTAGATCTATGAACCAAGATGGCGAGTTTAATAATGGTAGAGTACCTATTCAAGAACTGCAAACTTCGGGTGCCAATGCTAAAATATCTAGCTTAATAAACTCTTATAATTATTATCTGCAAATGATTCGTGATGTAACGGGTCTAAATGAAGCAAGAGATGGTAGCAAACCTGATTCTAATGCACTAGTTGGTTTACAGAAGTTAGCTGCTGCTAATTCAAATACAGCTACAAGACACATACTACAAGCCGGTTTATATTTAACATTGAAAACAGCGGAAGCAGTTGCATTAAGAATATCTGATGTATTGGAATACTCTAGTACTAGAAATAATTTTATTCAAAGTATAGGTAAATATAATGTAGGTGTTTTAGACGATTTAAAAGAATTGCACTTACATGACTTTGGGATATTTTTAGATTTATCACCTGATGATGAAGAAAAGCAATTATTAGAAAATAACATTCAAATGGCTTTATCACGTGATCAAATATTTTTAGAAGATGCTATTGATATTAGAAATGTTAAAAACTTAAAGTTAGCTAATGAGCTATTAAAGCTTAGAAGAAAAAAGAAAATGAATCAAGATAGGGAAATGCAAAAAGAAAATATTGCATTACAATCTCAATCTAATGCACAGGCGGCTCAGGCTGCTGCACAAGCTGATGTACAAAAACAGCAAGCTTTATCTCAAACAAAACTACAAGTTAAAAATGCTGAACACGAGCTAGAAGTTCAAAAAATGGGGTATGAAGTTCAATATAAAAAAGAACTTATGACGTATGAGTTTGAACTAAGCAAGCAGCTTAAAGAACTAGATTTACAAGTGATTAACAATAAAGAAGAGTATAAAGAAGATCGCAAGGATAAAAGAACTAAAATCCAAGCCTCTCAACAATCTGAGTTGATTGATCAAAGAAAAAACAATAAACCCCCCAAAGATTTTGAATCATCTAGTTTTGATACATTAGGGGGATTTGGGTTAGAGCAATTTAGCCCCAGATAGAACACTTTTTTAAATTATTATATATTATTTTATTATGGAAGACTACAAAGTTAATTTAGTAGAAGGCGAAACGCCTAGTACTGCGGAGAAAGAAGAAACAGTACTTCAAAATGCAGGAGTTAATACAGACTCGGGAAACACAACTTATAAAGTTGATTTATCAAAACCACCTGAAAAACAAGAAGATGCCATTCCAGAGCAAAGCACAGATGAGATTCCTGTTCGCAACGAATCCGAATCTAGCGAAAAAGTGGAAGAAGAAGTACGGAGTACCGAAGAACCTTCCAAAGAAGAAAAAGAAGAAGTAGTATTAGAATTAGTAGAAGAAGATACTACAGAAACACAAGTTGAAAACATTACAGAAACAAAAGCTGAAGAGGCTCCGGCTCAAGAAGCTGTAGACAATAAAATTGAATTACCTGAGAATATACAGAAGGTGGTTGAATTTATGCAAGAAACCGGGGGTAGCCTTGAAGACTACGTAAGGTTAAATGCAGATTACTCAACTGTGGATGAAGATACATTGTTAAAAGAGTACTATAAACAATCAAAATCTCATTTAGATAATGATGAAATTGATTTTTTAATTGAAGATAATTTTTCTTATGACGAAGAGATTGATGATGATCGAGATATTAGACGTAAGAAATTAGCTTATAAAGAAGAGCTTGTGAAAGCCAAAGGTTTTCTTGAAGGTTTAAAGAGTAAATATTACGAAGAAGTCAAGTTGGGTTCTAAGTTAGCTCCAGAACAACAAGAAGCAATTGAATTTTACAATGCTTACAAAGAGGAGCAGTCGAAACTAACTGCCGAGCAACAGGTTAAAGCAAATACATTTACCGAAAAAACTAATAGTTTCTTTAACGAAGATTTCAAAGGTTTTGATTTTAAAGTTGGAGATAATAAATATAGGTTTAAAGTAAATGATGTTGGTCAAGTGAAGAATGTACAAAGTAATATTACTGAATTTCTAGGTAGTTACTTAGATGATAAAGGTATGCTTTCAGATCCTTCTTCTTATCATAAAGCTTTATTTGCTGCTAAAAATTCTGACAAAATTGCAAGTCACTTTTACGAACAAGGCAAAGCAGATGCTATTAAACAATTAGAAGCGGAATCCAAAAATATTAATATGGATCCTCGAAAAAGTGCTAATGGTTTTGTTGATGCGGGTGGAGTAAAAGTAAGAGCAATTAGTGGGAATGATAGTTCTAAATTAAGAATAAAAATAAAAAAATAACTTAAAACAAATTTAAAATGGCTATTACTCTAGGGGGCGGAACTATAACTCCAGCTCCAGTAAAACAAACATTATCAACTAACTACGTTGATTTTACCGCTGCAGGTACTGCAGGATGGGCACAACAATATTTACCAGATCTATATGAAGCTGAAGTTGAAAAATTCGGTGACAGAACAGTAGGTGGATTTTTGAAAATGGTAGGCGCTGAAATGCCTATGAGTTCAGATCAAGTTATTTGGTCAGAACAAGGAAGACTACACCTTTCTTATTCAGGTGGGACTATGGGAGCTGATACAGCTAAAGCTAATACTATTACAGGACTTACTGGTCATGCAATTCGTGTTGGTCAAACAGTTGTTATCTCTGATGGTACTGCTACAGTAAAGGCTTATGTATCTCAAGTTCCTGATGCGAACTCTATTAAAGTTAACTGTTATACAAGTGATACTGGATGTGTTGCTGCTGGAATTGCAACAACTGCTTCAGCAATCAAATTATTTGTATACGGTTCTGAATTTGCAAAAGGTACTGATTCAATGAACGAAGCGGTAACGCCAAGTTTCCAATCTTACACTAACAACCCTATTATCTTAAAAGATAAGTATGAAATCTCTGGATCTGATGCTTCTCAAATTGGATGGGTTGAAGTTACTGGAGAATCTGGAGAATCTGGATACTTATGGTATATCAAAGCTGAAGGAGAAACTCGTTCACGTTTTGAAGACTATACAGAAATGGCACTAGTTGAAGCTGAGAAGAATATTAATACTTCTACTTCTACAATTGCAGGATCTGAAGGTTTATTTGCTGCTGTTACAAGCAGAGGTCATATTCATGAAGATGGACTAGACGGTTCTTCTGCTTCGGATGATTTAGCAGATTTTGACAATATGTTAAAGAAGCTTGATAAGCAAGGAGCTATTGAAGAAAATGTTCTTTTCTTGAATCGTGATCTTTCTTTAAATATTGATGACATGTTAGCTGCACAAAATTCTTACGGTGCTGGTGGAACTTCTTACGGAGTATTCAACAACAGTGAGGATATGGCTATCAATTTAGGATTTAGTGGTTTCCGCAGAGGTTCTTATGACTTCTACAAAACTGACTGGAAATACTTAAATGATGCTGCTACACGTGGAGAAATTGCTTCTGATGTTACTGGTATTTTAGTACCTGCAGGAACGTCTACTGTTTACGACCAAATTCTTGGTAAAAACCTTAAGCGTCCTTTCTTGCATGTACGTTACCGTGCTTCTGAAGCTGATGATAGAAAAATGAAATCTTGGATCACTGGATCTGTTGGAGGAGCTTCAACTTCTGGTGTTGACAAGATGGAAGTGCACTATTTATCTGAAAGATGTTTAGTAACTCAAGCTGCGAATAACTTCGTATTGTTTGGAAACTTTGCATAATTAATTGAGTAAATTACACCCCTGCTATTATTAGTGGGGGTATTTACTTGTTTTTATTTATTTAATATTATTATATCATGACTAAAAAAACTAATACTTGGGAGGTAAAAGATAGAACATACCTTCTTAAAAAAAATTTATCTCCATTAACTTTTACTATTAAATCAAAAAATATTTTTTGGTATGATGAAGAAAAAGGTTACGAAAGAGAATTGAAATATACGGTTAATCAAAAATCACCATTTGTTGATGAATTTGTAGGAAATGCAAGATTAGCACATATTGTGTTTGAAGATGGTGTTTTAACTGTACCTAAAAATAAACAAACATTACAGAAATTACTTTCATTATATCATCCCTCTAGGGATAAAGTATACAAAGAGTTTGACCCTAATGTAGAGGCTGGTGATGAATTAGAAATTATTGAATACGAATTAGAAGCGTTAATGATGGCTAAGGATATGGATATTGACCAGGCAGAAGCAATTGTTCGTATTAATGCTGGATCTGCGGTGTCTAGCATGACTTCTAAGGAACTTAAAAGAGACTTATTAGTATTTGCTAAATCAGATCCTTTATTGTTCATAGAACTGGCTAATGACGAAAATGTTCAAGTTAGAAATGTTGGACTAAAAGCTACCGAAGCAGGTATCATTAAATTATCAGATGATCAACGTACTTTTAAATTTGGTAGTAATGATAGAAAATTAATGACTGTACCTTTTGATGAAAACCCATACTCAGCTTTAGCTGCTTGGTTTAAAACAGATGAAGGAATTGAAGTATATAAAGCAGTAGAAAAGAAACTTAAATAGTTACCTTTTACAGTGGTTAAGCCACCTTAAAGGTGGTTTAATTACTATAAATAATAAAAACAAATATGATTAGCATAGATACGGTTTACCAAAGAGTATTATCAATTGTTAATAAAGAAAATAGAGGATACATTACACCTCAAGAGTTTAATTTATTTGCAAATCAATCACAATTAGAAATATTTGAACAGTATTTTTTTGATCTCAATCAGTATATGAGACAACAAGATAATAATACTGAATATGCTAATTTATATAAAATTGTTGATGAAAAATTAAGCAAGTTTAAAACAGAGCAAAATTTGACATATTCAACAGATCATTTTAATTTTCCCAGCAATCTTCACAAGTTGGGAACTGTCATTTACAATGGCACCGAAGTTGAGCAAGTAGACAGAAAGCAACTGCTTGATTATCAAATGTCTAAGCTAACACAGCCAACAATAACTTCCCCTGTATACATACAAAATTCAGCAAACAGTAGTGGAGATTGGTCTATAAAAATATATCCAGATACTATAATAGATAATGTTTTATGTACATATATTAAAAAACCAGGCACAGCAAACTGGGGTTATACTAGTATTTCAGGAAATGCTTTATACAACGCTAGTACTTCTGTAAATTTTGAATTGCACGAATCTGAAGAAACAACTTTAGTTTTAAAAATACTTGCTTATGCTGGTTTAAATATAAAAGATGCTGCTGTTGTTCAAGTAGCGGATGGAAAAGAAAACAAAAAAATAACTCAAGAAAAGTCATAATATATGGGACTAATAACACAAACAGCAAGACAATATTATACTTTAACAGAAAAGTTTTTAGGTACTGGTAGTTTATCAACTTTTACTTTAACATTAGATCCATTACCTTTAGATATAAATTCTTTTATAGTATTTATCAATGGGAATGAAATTGATGATAGTAACTATACTTATAGCAGTGGAACAGGAATTATTGATTTTTCTCCCTCCACTCCGCCTGCAGCAAATGCAGAAGTAAAAGTTGTTTTAAAAAACCAGAAACACGGTAGTTACAGATATATTTCTTTAAATGATATTGTGAGCAATTTTATGGTATCATATGTTGGTGATGATAAAATAATAAATACAGCAAGAACGCTTGATGTTATATTTCATGTTAAAAGAGCAATACAAGAATTTAGTTACGATATTTCAAGGGTTGAAAAAATACAAGAAATTGAAGTTGGAGCTACTTTAACAGTACCATTTCCTCAAGACTACGTAAATTACGTACAATTATCTTGGGTTGATACAAATGGCATTGAAAGAATATTGTATCCATCAACAAATACATCAAGACCCTCTCAATCTATTTTACAAGATAGTGATGCAAATTATTTGTATGATAATGATGATAGTTTACTTACTGGTACATCAATAGCAACACAAAGATTTAAAGGAATTGAAAATACAGACACCACCGGTTTATTTGATGATTTAGATAATTCTTTATCTGTAAGTGGTTTAGGCCAACGGTACGGTAATAATCCGGAAACAACGCAATCTAATGGGTTGTTTGTAATAGATGAGCTTAATGGTCAATTTGGTTTTAGCAGCAACTTACAATCTCAAATTCTTACTTTAAAATATATATCAGATGGTTTAGGTACTGATTCAGAAATGAAAGTACATAAACTTGCTGAAGACGCTATTTATAAATATGTATCTCATGCAGTAATTGCTTCTAAAGCAAACATGCCTGAGTATATAGTTAATAGATTTAAAAGAGAAAGAAGAGCTGCAATGAGAAATGCTAAACTTAGACTTTCAAATATGAAGTCATTAGAAATGGCCCAAATAATGCGTGGTAAAAGTAAGCAAATAAAACACTAATTAAATGCCGGAAATCAAAAACAATTTCCTTAAAGGGAAAATGAATAAAGACGCAGATGAGCGAGTATTGCCACCTGGAGAATACAAAGACGCTTTAAACATTCAAGTTGGGGTTGCTGAAAATGGCGATGCTGGTAGCTTACATAATGTTTTAAGTAACGCTCAAATAGGGTCTCTTAATATTTCTGGGGCTTCCTGTATTGGTAGTGTTGTTGACACACAAAATAATAAAATATATTGGTTTATTTACGGGACATCAGTAGATGCAATTGCTGAATATGATGAAGCAACAGAAACGATATCTCCTGTAATAGTTGATGCAACAAAAACAATATTAACTTTCCCAAACACACAAATAACCGCTATAAATGTTATAGAAGGATATTTAATGTGGACAGATGATTATTCTGAGCCAAAAAATATTGATATAAATTTCTTTAAATCAGGGTCTGTTAATTTTTCCACCACCACTACTATATATGATGATTTGCTTTTAGCAAATAGAAACATTGTAGAACAAGATATTACTTTAATAAAAAACAAGCCTAAATCTGCACCTAAGTTAATTACAAACACATACGGCCAAGCTGTGCAAGTAAACGGGGCCAATATAACTGCTCGCGTAGATATGACAGGCTCTAATTTTGGCGATCTTTTAGATATTGATTTTTCAGCAGATTCTGGGATTGAAAATGGAGAAACATTTGTTTTAGCAAATAATGATTTAACTAAAGTTTATTTAGTTCAAAAAGTTAAAGGTTATATGCACGCTACCTCTGATAAGTGCAAAATTTTACAAGGATTAGGCGGTACTACTATTTTAGATTTTGATAATTTTACTGGAACAGTAAGAAGAGGCGATGTTTTGTTTGAAGATAAATTTGTAAGATTTGCTTATAGATGGAAATTTAAAAATGGGCAGTACTCTGTTATGTCTCCTTTTACAGAAACAGCTTTTTATCCTGAAAATATGATTAATAATGCAGGGGATAGAAGTAGCTATACTATAGAAAAAGGTTATAATGATGCAATGAAAAATGCAATAAAGGGCATTGATCTCTATGGAATAGATTGTTCAGATACTAATATTGAATCCGTAGATATACTTTATAAAGAGTCTAATAACACAAATGTATATATTTATACAACTTTAAAGAAACAAGAATTAGTTGGCTTTAGAAGCGGGTCTGTTCCTGGAGATTGTGAAATTAGTATTACTAAAGAAAGCTTTTATAATGTGCTGCCAGATAATCAATTATTTAGACAATATGATAACGTTCCTTATAGAGCTAAAGCTTCAGAAATAGTCGCAAATAGAATTATATTTGGTAATTATAAAGATGGTTTAAATATAACAAAAGATGCTAATAAAAAATCAATAACTTATTCTCCTACTTTTAATATTTCTACACAAGAAAGAACCACTGAGCCTATAAAATCAATTAAATCGGGCAGAACTTACCAATTTGGTATTTTGTTTGAAGATAAATACGGAAGGCCTACTCCAGTTATTTCCAATGGCACTGGAACATTTATAACAGAAATAGCACAAGTAAGAGGTGTAGGGGCGGATGTTTATAATACTGGTAAAGAAAATGGCAAACAATTTAAAATTTCAATGAGTCCTTTACCTGTAGGCACAACATTTGACAATAGAATTAAAACTTTTAAATATTATATAAAAGAACAATCTAAAGACTATTATAATGTGTTAGTACACAGTGGGCATGAAGACACGGAGGATTCAGGAGTTCTTTGGCTTGTAATACCTAGCTTTGAAATAAACAAAGTAGACGAGAACGACTTTATAAGGTTAAAAAGAAAAGGCCCTAGTTATTACCCGGTTGCTGATGAAAACTTTGAATTTAAAGTATTAAATTCCACAGGGTCTAAGCCAACAACATTAGACAATGCAAATGATTTTAATGGTAATTTTTTTATTAAAATTAATAAAAATAGCAATCTTACATTGTCAGATTATAATGGTGCTATTTTTGAAACAATACCGGAAGATAATATATTAGATTTATATTACGAAACAGAAGACTCTTATAATATATCTGAGTATACTCAATCAAAAGTACTAAGATGGTTTAATTGTTTTGATTTTGCAAATGGTGTTGAAAGTGATAGAATAAAAGATGATTTTAATCAACCTACACTAACTAATCAGGTCCGTGTTTCTACAGTAGTTGAAAATGCAGATAAAGAAAGACACAATAAATATGGTCTTATATTTTCAAGTGGACTATTTAACTCAAGAAGTGGTGTCAATGATATAAATCAATTTAATACAGCGGAGCCTATAACCAAAGATCTTAATCCAGAATATGGTAGTATACAAAAACTTCATACTAGAGATACTGATATAATAACTTTTTGTGAAGACAAAGTATTAAGGATATTAGCTAATAAAGATGCTCTTTATAATGCAGACGGAAATATTAATTTAACATCTACAAGATCTGTTGTTGGCCAAGCAATTCCATACAAAGGACAATTTGGTATATCTACGAACCCTGAATCATTTGCTTCTTATGGTTACCAAATATATTTTACAGATAGATCAAGAAATGCAGTGTTAAGATTATCAATGGATGGATTAACGGTTATTTCAAATTACGGAATATCTGATTTTATAAGGGATAAATTCAACACTCTTACAACAGCGGAATCTATTTCTTTTAGAGAGGGCGTTGATGGATGGACATCAAGATTAACCTTTGTTCCTGAATCTGGTTTTTCTTTAAATGGAAACTATTTTACTGTAAAGAACGGCGAACTGTATAAACACCACGATCCTACAGCTGGTTATAATCGATTCTATGGGGTTCAAAACTATTCTACTGTTAATCTTGTATACAATCAAGATGCGTCCATTAGAAAAGGCTTTAAGACTTTAAACTACGAAGGTACTAGCGGGTGGGTTACACCTTCAATAGAAACGGATCAACAATCTGGAAAAATAGATTCTTTTATAAATAAAGAGGGTAAATGGTTTAATAATATTAAAGGTATTGCGAACTCAGATAATAATTTAGATACCAAAGAATTTTCAATTCAAGGTTTAGGCAATATAACTGGTTTTACAATAGTATAATAATTAAAAGAAAATGAGTATAAACGCAGAAAATATAATAGGAAGTTACGACATACATAGTAAGCAATATATACTTACGTTTACTAATAGACCTCCAGCTCCAGTTATTCCTACCGACTGTAGTTTTTCTATTTCTGTAGATAAATTTGTTCCAGCAGTTATATCACCACTACCTACAGATGACAGTTGTGGAATTACATTAACATCTGTTTATTCTGGTCCAGCTAGAACAGCGGAAATAACAGGACAAACTTCTGCGAACACAAACACAAACGTTGCTTTAGTAGGAGAAGACAATAACTTTACCGGTTACAAATGGGAATGGACAGGTGGAAATTTACAAGGTTTAACAACTAAAAATGTTTCAGCTACTTCATCAACAGCAGGTTCTGTTACCTATGGAGTAACAATAAACGATACATATACAGATTCACATTCTATTAATTGGACTAACCCCTATTCTGCAACAATTACAGGCCCAACTTCACAAACTATAAATAGCAATATAACTTTAACAGGAGAAGATGATGGATTTACTGGAAGTACTTGGTCATGGACTGGTGGTGCGGCGGCTGGTTTAACAAGCAAAGTAATAACAATTACGGAAACAAGTGCTAGTACTCAGACATACGGAGTAACTATTGATGGAACTTATTCAGATACACATACAGTTACTTGGAGTCCTCCAGCACCTTTTATACAAATAAACGGGGTTACTGGCGGTGCTGTAAATAGTAATATAACTTTAACTGCGGAAGATTACAATTTCACTGGTACAACTTGGGCATGGACAGGAGGAGCTGCTCAAGGGCTTACTTCTAAAACAATAACAATTACAGAAACGAGTACAGGGAATGTAGAATATGGAGCTACTGTTGATGGTGCTTATGCTGATACGCACATTGTAAACTGGGCAGCTAGTTTACCGGTATTTACTTGTGGCGATCTTAATTTTGCTATTTCTGATGGTACCACAGGAGCTACAATAAATTTAAACAGTGATATTACTGTTGATGAAGGAACTGTAACTGCTGTTACGCCATCTACTTATCAATCTGGTTCTAGCACATACTATCCTACAGTAACAATTCCTCCAACATATGCTGGCGCAGGAAGTTCAGTAACATTTGATGGTACTAGTGGTAATCCTGATTGCGGAGATACAGCAACTGGAACAGCAGCTACACCAACATATTCTTGTAGCAATACAACCTACACTCAGGCTAATGGAACAACTGGAAACGCTACTGTTCCCGGGGCAACTTTTTCAGATAGTAATATAACAACGTATTCAATAAGTCCTTCAACTTATACTTCTGGATCAGCCACTTATACAGCAACAATAACGGTACCAGTCGGGTACACAAATTCAGGCCAATCTTTAATTTTAACTGCTTGTCCAGCCACTGCAACAGGTACTGATGCATATACTAGAAATATGTTATTAGCTGAAGGTGTTACTGATAACCCAACATATCAGATTACTTGGTCAGATAATTCACAAACAGTAAGTTTAGTTTCAACAGGTTCTGGTGCAACAAAAATTGCAACTCAAACTTTATCAAATACATCAATTGCGGTTAGTGTTTCAAGAACCTCACCTGATGCTATAGCCGATGCAACCACAGAAATAACTTGGACAAGACAAAACTCAAGTTTGGTACAACAAGAAACAAATCAAGTAACTATTAATCCTACTAACGCGGTAACTTCTCAAGGGTATACATTTACAAATGTTGCAAATGGAGATACACTTTTCATTGATATACAAGAAAATTAAAATAATAAAAAATGGCACAATACACTATAACAGGAACATTTGGAACATCATTTGAAAACAGTGACACAATATTGTTATCTGTAAGTTCTGGTTCAATAACACCATCAACAACAACTAAAGGGGCTTTAGCGGCTGGTTTAAATGTAGAAATTGACGATGGAGCTACAGTAACCGCCGTTGCAACAAGTGGCACTTGTTCAAACGTTATAGCTAGTGACATAGCTCAAGATGCGGGCGCAACCCCACCGGTTGCAGAAACTCCTTCAACACCAGGAGTGTCTTACAACTGTAGCACAAGAAATTGGGCAACTGTTAATTGGAATTCAAGCACGGGAGCTGTTACACTTACTCCATCTGCCAACACTACAATACATAGTTATGAACCAACAAACATTCCTGTCAACAGTGGAAACATTGATGTAACTTATACATTTAGTAATTCAGAAGCAGATTGGGATAATACAGACGCACAAATTTTATGTAGCGATAATCTTTCAATAAATACGGGCGGTGCATTGGACGAATTTGAGTGTGGTAATGCAGGCTTCAATATATCAAATGGTGTTGCCGGTGCAGCAATTGGTGCAAATGCAACTGTTGCCGAGGGAACTTTAGTAGCCATTAGGGATATTAATGGCGATGATGTTACTACTTATATTGAGGGTTTAAATAATTATTACGCCGAAATTACGGTGCCTGCAACTGGCTATACTAATAGTGGTCAAAATATAACAGGGTGTCCAGCAACAGCCTCTGGTACATCAACAATCCCAACTGGTTCTTTTAGTGGGCCTGTTTCTGCATTTAATCCTGGAAGTCAAATTCCTAAAACTTCCCAATTTCAAGTAACTTCTAATACAAACTGGCAACTTAGTTTAAGAGGTACATATGCAACACATTTTACATTAAATACGTATACAGGTGGTCCAGGTACAACTCCTATAACTGTCACATATGATGGTAGCCCTCTTTGGCAAGAGGATGTTGAGATTTCTTTAAGGGCATCAGGCCCACTACCCCAGCCAAAACTAGCCGATAATAACACTATAGACTACAACGCTTAATATACTTAATTAGAATGTAATAATACTTTATATGAGCCAAATAACACTTGATATTAATTTTGACAAAAACACATCCCTACAATCTGGGGATGTTGTTTACTATGACGCTAGCGGTACTGTTAAAAGAATAGGACCCGTAGACTCTATTAATACTGACTCAATAGTTTGTACTATTGATGGTGATACATCTGATTTGCAAACAAATTCTTTTGTGTTTTTTGGAAAAGACAATGAAATAAATACATCAAGCGTAATAGGTTATTATGCTGAAGTACAAATGAAAAACGAATCAACTTCTGAAGCTGAAATATTTGCAGTAAGTTCAGAAGTATTTATAAGTAGTAATTAAAATATAAAATTATGGATGAAGAAAATATAATTCCATTTTCGGCAGGCGGAAGTATAGTGTCAGGACAAACTCAAGGATTAAACGAAATCATACTTACAGCTCCAAAAAGTCGTAGTTTAGGTGGTGCATCAGTCCCCTCAGTGCCAAGAATTGGTAATTCTTTTCAAACCCCATATTTAGGCAATACCTCAATAGGTTATACAGCACCGAGCTTTAATGGAATTACATCAGGCGCGGGTAATCTTGCGACATCTGGCGGGGGTAGTTTAGATGTAACGCCTGGCTTTAGTCTTGAAGAAAAGGCTAACCTTATAGGCCAAGGGGTTGGAGGTTTAGGTGGTATTGCTATGGGAATCATTGGTAGTGGTAAAAGACAAAGAGAACAAAAAGCCGCAACCGCAGCTTACGAGCAGTCTCTATCTGATTTTAAAAACTTTCAATTTGAAAATGCCTATGCAGATGTTGAAAATCCATTTGAAGATTTAAGGGTTTCTAAAGAAGCTGCTGAATTTGAAGCTCAACAACAACAGCAAGGATTATCACAAACACTAGATGCCCTTAGGTCTAGTGGGGGTGGTGCTGGAGCTGCAGCATTAGCCCAAGCACTATCACAATCACAATCAAGACAAACACAACGTATTGCTGGAGATATAGCAAGACAAGAAGTTGCTAATGAAGGTGCTAGAGCAAGCTTCCAAGGAAGATTAAATGTTTTAGAAGCTCAAGGGGCTGAATCTGTTGAAGGAAGAGAATACGGTAGAACTGCCACTGTTTTAGGAATGGATCAACAAAGAAGAGCAGCTGCAGATCTTGCTAGACAACAAGCTACTGCTTCTATAGTAGGGGGTATTTCGGATGTAGCTAGTTCAGCATTAAGTTTAGCTCCGCTATTGAAAAAGAAAAAATAGAAAAAAAATAGCTACTGGTAATGTTGGCGGTTTAGGTGGTTTATTAGGTAAATAAAATTAAAATATAAAAATGGCTTATACTACAGGTATTAATGAAAATCTGCTCGTTAAAGGAGCAGCGGACGTGGCTCCTAAGTTTGCTGGATATAGCAAAGAAATAGGTAGGTTTAAAGAAAACTTAAACAAAAACGCTTTACTTAGGCAAAAACAACTTGACGTTGAAAAAAATGAAAATGAGCTTAGATCAAAACAATATTTATCAATAGACAATGTTGATACCGCTGGTTTAGGAACAGACGTTTTAGGATCTACTACTGCTTATGCTACTGATGTAAAAAACAAAGCTTTTGATCTAATAAAAAACAAAAGCAATTTAGGCGTTACTGAATTTAATGTTCAGTATTCTTCTCTGCTTAAAGAAATTGAAGGCTTAAATGGCATGAATAAAATTAAAAAAGCATTAGGAACACAGTATATTGAGTCTATGAAGAATGGTGATGCTGCGCCGTGGGCTAATTCGCCTAATCAAGAACTCATACAATTAGCCGTTGACCAAGATATAAAAGACAAAAAATGGATTAAAAAAGATGGTAAATTTTTATTATCTGTAACAAAAGATGGCAAAACAACAGATATAAATTTAGCTGATTTAAAACCTGTTGAAACTTCAGATCCTAGTATTTTCCTTACAATAGAAGATCAAGCTAGAAAGAGATTAAAAGCGTCTTCTTTAACACCTGGTTCTTTAACTCCAGAAAGAGTTAGATCTGTTGCTGAAAAAACAGTTTTAGGATTAACAGATGAACAAGCAAAAAATGCAGCTCTATATTACGTATTAACAAATGTAGAAACTGGAGCTAAATTATCTAAAGAAGCTCAAGTAAAGTATTTCACTCCTCCTCCAGGTGTACCCCCTGAGCAACACATGTTTAAAATTAGAAAAGATGTTGAAAACATATTATATGACAGGGAACTAATAGCTTACGGTGTTGATTTAAATAAATCTAAAATGCCTAAGCCAACAACTCCTGATAAGACTGATAAAAAAAGGAGACAAACAGAACGTAAAAGAGTTTCTGACTTAAATGTTTTTATGCAAGATTTTGAGCAAAAGAAATCAGAATTTAATATAGGTAGAAATAAAGCGGGTGTATTCACTGGCCAAATAAACCTTGAAGACCCAAATATAGATAAAGCGTTTAATGAAATTAATTATGAAATTGTAGAAAAATTTGATACATCAGAAGATGATCCAACTTTAGAAAGTATTACTGTTAAGAAAATTGGTGAACCTGATTCAAGAGCAATACAAATATTACCTAATGAATCTGCTCAAGTTTTTGCTAGAAAACTATTTGAAAATAGAGGTGCTACTCCAGAAGAAGCTTATAGGTATGGATACCAATTTACAACCCCAATTGATTATTCACAATATAAAGAACAAAACTAATGCCTAGATTTCAATTAAATGATGAGTTCTATAATATTCCAGATGATATTTCAACTCAATTTTTGCAAGACAATCCTGACGCTATAGAAATAACTTCTGCAGAATCGGGAAAGATAGATCCTCCGGAGGAAATCGATCAGGGTGTGCCTGCGGAGGTAAATGCAACACCCGAAATACAACCAACCGTTACGGAGTTACCATCGGAAGATATTTCATTGGCTTTACCAGAACAACCTAAAACTGGTACAGTAGAAGATACTACTATTGAATTAGAAAAAATTTCTGAAGAAGAATACAGTGCAGTACGAAAAGAATTTGAAAAAGCTAGTGCCTTAAATGTTGATTTTGAAAATAAAAAGGCTACACAAGAAAAATTAAATAGATTTAAAAAGGGCCAATTTAAATTATCAGAAAAACAAGATTATGATAATTTTAAAATAAATAACACTATTGAGCCTGTTCAATTAAATTTTGAAGAAGTAAATCAAAAAATATCAAATAATCAGCGTGATTTTATGGAAAATATTCCGTATAATCAACGCGTTCAATTACTTAATAAAGAAACATCAATAAAAGATTCTTTACAAAAATCAAATAATGAATTATTTTCTAAAATAAATGATAATATTAATTCTTTAAAAAATATTAAAAGTTTTTTTGAAGAAAATAAAAAAATGGGAATTGAAATATCAAAGCAAGATTATAATAATAAAATAGCTGAATATAATGATATTTTAAAATCAACCACTGAAATGGAAAGCAATTTTTTAAAAAATACTTCTGTTTTAAATAGAAAAAATGAATTTATTGATTCTTTCAAAAGATCTTATAATAATATTGACCAACTATCTAATGTTTTAGCGTCTACTGCTACAGATTTAGTTTTAGGGCCTTTAGTTACTTTAGACATGCTGAAGTCCGAAGCTGGAAAAGATAAATCCTATACAAAAGATTTATTAGAATACAGAGAGGAATTAAAAAAAGAAGCTGAAAAAACTTTACCTAAAACAATACCTGTAGAAAGCATTTCAAATCTTAATGATTTAGTTAATTGGGGGGCAGATGCTTTTGTTAATTTTGTGCCGTCTGGAATAGCGGCTTTTTCAGGAGCAGCAGCTCCATCTTTATTTTTTGCAATGGGGTATGGAGGAAGAATGTCTGAATTTGAATTAGAAAAAAAAGAAGCAGAAAGACAATTGCCTAAATTGCAGAAACTTTATGATAAAACAGAAGATGATTTTGAAAAAATAAATATTAAAAAACAAATAGATGAGTATACAAAAGTGCTGAGTACTACTGATCTAAAAAAAGTAGGAGTTAGTGCTATATATGGCGCAGCTGAAAAATATACTGAAGAATTAACTACTTTAAAATTAGTTAAAGATTTAAAATCTGCTAATACTTTGTTTTATAAAGAAGGATTTAAACCAGCTTTTAAGCAAGCTATTTTAGATATTCCTAAAGGAAGCACTTTAGAAGGTGGGGGCGAGGGTTTAAATACACTTATAGGTAATGTAGCTGATAATGTAATATTAGGTGAAGATAAAAATATTTTTGAAGGAGTCACTGAGTCCGCTGCACAGGGCGCACTAATAGGTAGTGGGTTTAAAGTAGCTGAGGCAGGTAGTTTAGCAAAAGCCTATGTTTTAGACGTTATAACCGATAAGAATAATAAAAGTAAAATACAAAAAACCTTAAAAGATATTGAAGAGTTATCTAATACGATAACAAATTTAGATTTAGATATAAATGTAAGAGCAGAGGCAAAAAAATCTGTTAGAAATAAAATAAAAGAATTAAATTTAAATCAAGATTTTACTGCTACTAATTTTTTAAATCTTTCTCAATCAGAGCAAAAAGCTGTTTTCGAAGCACAAAGACAATCTGAAAAAGTTAATCAAAGATGGAATAAAATAGCATCTTCTAATTTAAATGAACAAAGTAAAGATTTAATAAGAAAAGACCTTGAAAAAGAGTATAATGATTATCAAAATCAAAAAAAATCATTAATTGAAGAAGGCTCTACGTATAAAAATTTAAAAATACCAGAAGGTTTAAAATCTGGAGATTTTAATAGAGGCTTTAAGATACACCAGATAAATGACAAAGCTGTTAAAAGAAATAATTCATTAAATAAATTAGCCAATAAGGTTGTTAATGTTTATTCAAATGAGATTGAATCTATAAAAGATTTTGTTAGTTCTGAAGAAACTTTGTTTACTTTAAGAGATAAAAATGTTATAAATAAGAAAGAAGCTCAAGAAGTAGTTGAAATTTGGGAAAACGACGCAGACGGAGGGTTTGCTTTCAATAGTAGCGAAAATGTCTATACTATTGTTGAAAGAGCTGCAGCTAGAAATCCTTCTACAACTTTGCATGAGTATTTTCACGCTTTAGCTAAAAAGAAAGGTTTTACAGAAGAACAATTCAATAATATTAAAGAGGACTACAAGGTTTTATTAAAAACTAAGCTGGACAATAAAGAGCTGACTCAAAAACAATATAATTCTATTTTTGATAGACTACCTTTATATGACGGCACTAAAGCCCAAGCAGAAGAATTAATAAATCTTACTGCCGACGCTGTTAATTTACAGGTAATAAAAGAAACTGATTTTAATTTTTTGCAAAAGTTTGCTTCCAATATAAAGTCAATTATTGGTTCCGTTATAGGAAAAGAAGAATCTGATAACTTTAATATTAATTCGGCAGAAGATGCTTGGAGCATGGTACAAACATTTTCAAAAGATGTGTTGTCAACAGGCTCTAGTAGAATTATAAAACCTGCTGAACCAGAAGAAGAAAAAGAGATTGATGAGTTAGATTCAATAATTAAAGAATCAAGACAACAAAAAGCATCTGATGAAGTTCAACGTATATACGAAGAACAAGGCACTGCTGGCGCAATGGATATAATTGACCAGTTTAAGCCAATTGTAGACAAGCTAGTAAATAAGTATAGAGATGTTCCTGGGTTTGAATATGAGCTTCTTAAGGATGAAATAGAGACTGGTAAGCGTGGCATTTTAGACATGGTAATGGAATACACACCTAAAAAAGCAAAAGGTGCTCCACTCGCTGGTTATATAAATACATTTTTAAGCCGTAGAGCTATTGAAGCAGCTAATCGTATACTGGATACTGAATTTACTGTAGACGTAACAGAGGCCAAAGGTGTTACAGATACAGCTACGGAGGAGGCTATAGAGACTCAAGAGCAAGCTGAGATTGCTGATGAAATAAAAAGCCTAAGAAAAGAAATTGGGCTACCTGAGGGGCTTATAACTGATGTTAAAAATGCGGTAGTAAAAACGTTTGGTACTAAATTACCAAATCCTCAAGATCCAAAGTTTAGGTTTGAATTACAAAAAAGATTTAGAACGGAACTTAAAAAGCCTATGCTCCAATTTGTTGGAAAACAAGCTGATTACGAATCTTTCTTAAGAGATAATTTTGAATCTGTGTATAGCAAAATGCCACAATCTTTAATTAACAGAAGATTTAAAGAATTCGCCGAGCCTGTTTTAGATAAGAATGGTAAACAAGTTAGAGAAAAAACAGCAGAAGGTAATAAGATATATGTTAAAAAGAAAATAAACAAAGCTGAGTGGATTAAATATTTTTTAGGTGCTGAGGTTGGTGGATCAACTAAAGGGGCTAGAAAAACAGCTATTGTTGAGGGTATTGCAGAAGAGATTGCGTTTGATGCTACAATGGAAGTATTAAATGATCCTGATGTTATTCAAAAGTATCAAGACATAGCTGGAATAACGGGTGAGATATTACCAGAAAACTTTAAATCATTAATAGCTAAGCAAGTTGATAGAGCAGAAGGTTTTAAATTTTCTAAAAGCTTAGCTAATACTGCTAAAACTGAATATGGTTTAGAACAGCAAGAGCTAGCCGGAATACTTAATAAAACAAGTTTAGATAAATTAAGTAATAAATATCCATTAATATCCGATGCTATAATTTATGAGGCAAATCCTGCTAATATTAAATTTAGTCTAAGCCCAAAAGAAAAAGCTGCTGCTGGTAAAATTATAAATAAATTACAAAGTGATATTTTAAAAAATATAGAGTCTGAAAATGTAAACTTTATAGATGATTTAAATTTTTTTATTCTTAATAAATTTAATGAAGAAGTTGAAAAAGATTTAAATTTAGATAAAATATTAGAAAATGTAATTAATGCAACAAATAGTTTTATAGCGGATGAAACTGGTAAAAATTTAATTTCAAAAGCTGTTTTAGATACTGATGGTAAATTAACTAGAAATTACTTTTTAAAAGTAAAACAAGCAACAGGAATTGCTCTTAAAAAAGAAATTGCAGAGCTTGGTTATGAATCATCAAAAAAATTACTTGAAAATCGTTTAAAAAATGCATCAAAAAATGATTACTCAACAGTAATTTTAAATTGGTTTATAAATGAATCAAAAGCAATTACAACATTTAATGGGCTTCCTAATATAACAAAAATTCAACATATTTTTAATCAAGTACTTAAAACTTTATTAAAAAAATATAACATAGAAGGCTTTAATGTAGATAAAAATCCATTAGGTAGAGGTAAAAAATTATTTTTAAATAATACACCTATTAATAGATATAAATCAACAACTGATATAAAAATAAATTTTAGTGAATATACATCCAGAATAAATGATGAAGCAAAAAAAGCTTCTCAATATATTTTAGATTTATTGGTTTATTATAAAGATAATAATTTAATTAACGAAGGTAAAGCTCATATAAAGCTTTTAGCTAATGACCAAATTGGTGCTTTAAGAAAAATAGCAAAAGCTGGCATGTATGTTGAAAATCTTTCTACTAAAGAAACAACTTTAGAACATCAAAATCCAATATTAGAAATAACATTAGCTTCTAATAATTTTTTAGACGGAAAAATATCTCAGGAACAATTAGAAAAAGAATTTGATAATGCTCAAGTAAATTTAGTTACAAAAAGAGTTGATAAAGCTCTTACAACCGCAAACTTAAAAAGTAGTGGTAAAAATAGAATGCAACACCCTTTAGTTATTGAGGCTTTTAAGCAAGATATAGCAGATGGAATTGTATACAAAAATATTAAAAGTGTATATAAAGAAGGGCAGATTAAACTTTCTAAATCACTAAATAAAGGTTTTAACCAAATATTAGAAGAATCTACTGGTGTTAAATGGGCAGAAAGATTCTCCCCTGCTAAGGCTAGAGTAATGGCTAAAGGCAAAGGCAAAGGAGCTATTTTTGTTCCATATTCAGCAGATGATTTTGTAGGTTTATTATACACAACATTATCTGAAGGCGAAAAAGGTAACCAACAAATGGATTGGTATCGTGAAAACTTATTACGCCCATTTTCTAGAGGTATTCAAGCATATGAGTCTGAAAAGCAAAGAGCAATGCGTGAATGGTCTGTATTAAAGCAACGTGCCAAAAAAGATGTTCCTGGAGGATTAACAAAACAAAACGAATCTGGATTTACCAACGAGCAATCTCTTAGAATGTATATGTGGCAAAAACAAGGATTTGACATACCAAACATTAAGAAGGGGGAAGTTAATGATGCTATAAAAGCTGTAAATAAAAACGAAAAGTTTAAAAGCTTTGCTGATAATTTAATGGCTTTAAATTCAGAGGGTTACCCTAAACCTGAAAACAATTGGGTAGACGGTGATATTACTACCGATTTAATTGGATATATTAATAAAACAAAACGATCTGAATTTTTATCTGAATGGCAAGAAAACGTAAATGAAATATTTTCCGAAAAAAACATTACAAAGTTAAGAGGGCTATACGGCGAAAGATATGTTGAGGCTCTTGAAAACATTCTTTATAGAATGAAAACAGGTGTTAATAGAAAATTCGGAACAAGCAAACAGGAAAGAGCTTGGATGGATTGGGTGAATAATTCTGTGGGTGCTATCATGTTCTTTAACGCAAGATCTGCCGTTCTACAAACTTTGTCTACAGTAAACTTTATAAATTTTTCAGATAATAATCCTATTAACGCAGCAATTGCTCTTGCTAATTTTGGACAATATAGAAAAGATTTTGTTAACCTATTCAATTCTGATTTCTTAAAACAAAGAAGAAGCGGTTTGCAAACAGACATTAGTGCAGATGAAATTGCTAAAGCAACTAAAGGAAATGAAAGATCACCTAGAGCGTTGTTCAATGCTTTGTTAAAAATTGGTTTTACACCAACTCAAATAGCGGATAGCTTTGCAATTGCTTCCGGGGGTGCTACATTTTATCGTAATAGAATTAATAAGTATGTTAAAGAAGGTTTAACCAAACAAGAGGCAGAACAAAAGGCATTTACTGATTTTCAGGAGATTGCTGAAGAAACACAACAATCGTCAAGGCCAGATAGAGTTTCTATGGAGCAAGCCGGTAGTTTAGGACGTGTTGTTTTAGCTTTTGCAAATACTCCTATGCAATATGCCCGACTTCAGAAAAAGGCTGCGTTAGATTTATATAATGGAAGAGGAGATTGGAAGACAAATATTAGTAAAATTGCTTATTATGGTGTGATACAAAACATTATATTCTCTTCACTTCAGTCTGCATTATTCACATTATTATTTGATGACGAAGAAGAACCGGAAAAGAAAGAAAAATACTTTAGAGTAGCAAACAGCTCTGCTGATACTTTCTTGAGAGGCATGGGTGTTTATGGTGCAGCGGCTTCTACTGTTAAAAATGTAATACTTGAAATTATTGATCAAGCAAAAAGCAATAGACCTGACTACACTAAAGCAGCTATTGCCGCAACTTCAATTTCGCCTCCTATAAATTCTAAATTAAGAAAATTAATTTCTGCTGGTAATACCTTTAAATATAAGCAATCGCGAAAGAAGGTATTTAATGAAGGCTTAAGTTTAGAAAACCCAGCTTTTTTAGCCGCAGGAAAAGTTATTTCTGCAGGAACTAATATACCTGCTGATAGAATTGTTACTAAGCTAGATCACATAAAAACAGCTATGGAACCTGAAACAGAATTGTGGCAAGCAATAGCATTGTCACTTGGGTGGGGAGAATGGGAATTAGGTATGATTGAAAAACAAACTAAAAAATCTAAAACTCCATTAAGAAAAAACAGAAAAACTATAAAAAGAAAAACTATAAACAGAAAAACTATAAAAAGAAAAACAGCTACAAGAAAAATAGCTAATTAAATTAAATAAAATGAAAATATCTGATCATATATCTTATACAGAAGCAATAAAATCTAATACAGCAATAAGAAGAGGTATTGATAATACCCCTGGGGATTATGAAATAACTAATATGGTTGGAATTGCTGAAAATATTTTTGAACCACTTAGAAAGTGGGTAGGTGGTCCAATAAAGATTAATAGTATGTTTAGATGTGAAGAATTAAATACAGCTATTGGTGGAAGTTCAAGGTCGCAACATTGTCAAGGCAGAGCAATAGATGTAGATGACACATTTGGTAATAAAACAAATGCAGAAATGTTTAATTATATTAAAGAAAATTTAAATTTTGATCAACTTATATGGGAGTTTGGGGATGATGCTAACCCTGATTGGGTCCATGTGAGTTATGTATCTAAAGAAGAAAATAGAAATAGAATTTTAAAAGCGTCAAGAATAAATGGCAAAACAACATATACAATAATTTAAAAATGGATGATTTGAAGATATACGGAATAAGCTTATCCGCTTTAGGTGGGGGAATGATTAGTGATTTAAATCCTATTTTATCTACTTTAGTTTTGAGTGCAACATTAATATATACTGTTATACAAATAACCGAAAAATTAAAAAACAAAACAAATGGCAAAAATAGACATTAACGGCGACGGCGTAGCGGATTTTAGTATAAGCCCTATTCAAATAATAACTATAGCAACAATGTTTGCTTCTATAATTGGATCTTATTATACTTTAAATGCTCGTGTTGATGCTGTAGAAGAAGCATATAGCAAATTAAAAGAAAATGAACAGAAGTACACTTGGCCAGCTCAAAGAAAGCTTGAGGGAGAATTTCAAGAAATAAAATTAGAAATGAGAGATTTTATGAAAGATCTTGAATGGATTCAAAAAGAAGCCGACAACAAGAAAAGAAAATAAAAAAAAGGGGATTGCAAAAAGCTTTCCCCTTAATAATTTATATATATATAAAAGTTATGACTTTTAGCCTTTAGCCATCACAACTTATACAATCTGGATCCATAGCTTTAGCAGCAATATCACCTCTTAGTACAGACTCAGTCCTCATATAATATAAAGTTTTAATACCACGCTTCCATGCTTCTAAATGAACTTTATTAAGCCATTTAGGATCTGCTACAGAAGGAAATGCTAAATTTAAACTTACCGATTGATCTATATAATTTTGGCGTATACCAGCTTGATTAATTAATTCTAATTGATTAATCTCTTTAAATGTTTTAAATACATTCTTTACAGACTCACCATCTTCTTCGGTAAGTCTTCCTTGGTGATCATAATTCCATCCATCGAGTTCTTTAATATCCTGAATGGATCCGCCATCTTCCAAAATTTTATCCCAAGTTTCTTTATTATCAATTCCAATTTTTCTTAATACTTTTTTAAGTTCTTTATTCTTTCTAATAAACGTACCTTTAGCAGATTGTTCTGTAAATACGTTAGCAGCCCAAGGCTCAATTCCAGGAGATATATTTCCACTAAGCTTGCTGTTAGAGACAGTAGGGGCCACAGCTCGAAGATGAGTGTTGCGCATACCAGTACCAACACACCACAGCGGCTCGCCATATACTTCTGCAAGATCTCGCGATGCTCTTTCAGACTCAATCTTAATTTTACTAAAAATCTCACGGGTTTTAAATTGAGCTAATAAACTTTCGAACGCAATGCCATTCTTTTGGAGTAGACTGTGCCATCCCAATACTCCTAGACCAAGGGCACGCCCTTTTTCCGCACTGCGGACAGAGTTCTCGAAACCTTTCATATTTTTTGCTTTCTGAATAAATTCTTCCAGCACTCCGTCTAAAAACCATGTTGCATCATATATTAAATTTGTGTTTTTCCATTCATCATATTTATCTAAATTGACAGAAGACAAACAACAAACAAAAGAATGTGATTCATCTGTATGTAATGTAATTTCACTACATATATTTGTCATATGAACTTTGAGCCCATTTGATTTGTATGCTTTTGGGTTATTCTTGTTTGTATTTCCCTTAAAGAGAATATAAGGCTCTCCAGTTGCTTTACGCTTTTGTAATAGTTTTCCCCATTTACGTCTAGCATCTGTATCTCCTTGTTCAAGTCTTCGCATAAACTTGTCACCGACCACAGCGCACTGGTGTAGATTGAGGGACTGCCTATTGACATCTCCTTTAGGTTCTCTGATCTCCAACCATTCTTCAAAGTCGGCGTGATCAATATTGATATTAACTGACGCAGCTCCTCTGCGGACAGATCCTTGATTAGTGGCAAGTATTGTTGAATCGTATATCTTGCAAAACGGGACCACTCCATCACTTGTTCCATTACCTGTAATTTTAGCACCAGCGGGTCTTATCATATTAACCCCTAAGCCAACACCGCCTCCATGCTTGGCTAAGAGCATCATTTCCAAATTCTTTTGTCCAATATCATTTATACTATCAGCAACATCAATACCAAAACAACTAATTGGTAAACCTCGATCTGTACCTGTATTAGAAAGCACTGGTGAAGCTAAACATAGCCAACCATCCCATATATACTGAAAAAACTTTTCAGCCAGTTCTGGCTTATATAAACGCTTAGCAACTGCATTAGCTACTCGCTCATATGCTTGTTTAGGTGTTTCACCTTGAAACAAATACCCTCCTGAAATTGTTTTTTTATAAACTTCAGTATCCCCCCAGGTTGGATAGTCTTCTCCTTTTATCCATTTTTCATTCCAACTCATAATTTTTGTTTTTTCATTTTATTTAATAATTTTTATTAGGTTTTAATTGTTATAAATAATACATTCATAATAACTAGTACACATAATTGTTTGGTCTCTATTTGTTATGCAGTGTTTTGCAACTTTAATACAATCTTCTTCTATAATATCTTCTGCCGTACAACTTAAAAACAAAAATAAAAATAAACTACCAAATATCTTCAAAATCTTCACCTTCATTTGCTTTTGAATAATCAGTTGACCTAACAGCGAAAAAATCAGTATGAGTATGACCACCTGTAAGATGGTAAAACCAATCGAGTTTTGATGCGCCCTCTTCGTTAAATTCAAAGTAGAGCCCGAGGTCGAAGTAACCAAGTTCTTGTAATTTTTCGTTAAGTCTTTTTCTAATAAATTGCTTAAGATCGTAGGCTTTAATTCCTTCAACGTCTCCGGCTTCAAACATTTTATCAATATAATTTTCTTCTGCTTTAAGCATTGCTGTTGCTGCACTAATAATATCTTTTCTACAATCCTCTAATAAACTTTCATCTTCTTCACACATATGTCTAAAAAGTCTACAACCCATTTTAGAATGCAAAGATTCATCTCTTACACTCCATTTCATTTGTTGTCCAACTCCTTTAAGTAGGTTTCGTAACTGAAAAGAATAAAGAACCGCAAAAGCACTATAAAGACTAACGCCCTCAGCAAATGCGCTAAAAACGGCGAGTGATGTTCCAATACCTTTATTATCATTGCCATTATAGGCAACCAAATTATCAAACCTAGCCATCGTAGCTTCGTCTTGGAGAAATGCTTCAAAATTTTCTAAACCTAATGTTTCATTTAAATAACTATAAGCAACAGCGTGAATTGTTTCTTGTGATCCAAACATCATTGCCATTTGTTGTATTTCGTGTTTTGGAAACCAACCCACTACTTTTTGCGTCCAATAATCAGATACAGCACATTCTGTTTGTGCAAATCCTAATAATATATTACCTACTAAACTTTTTTCTTCAGGTGTTAACTTTTCATTCCAATCTTTTACATCACCCGACATTGATATTTCAGTGTGTAACCAAAAAGCTTGAGCTTGTTTTAACCACCCATCAGTGTAATATTCGGGGTAATCAAAAGGTTTATATGCTACTCTTTTATCAAATAATCCCATATTAATTTTCTATTTCTAAACAAATATCTACAAACGGCATGTATAGCACGTGTTGTTTATATTCTGGTTCAACGTATGTTCTAATTCCAAATAATACCCCTGGGTATAATCCTACACTAAGCTCCCAACTCCTCATCGACCTTGTCCTTTATATTGTTTAACATAATTTTTGCTTGTTTTTAAACTAGAAGATTTAGATTTAGCATGTACTCCTGGTCTTTTAACCCTTGTGTTACTTTTATAATTATTTGATATTACTTTAGCCATAGCATTTTATATTATATTTATCATGTATTTCAACTATCTCTTTGTATTTTACATATCCTCTATTTTGGATAGACCACTTAATCCATTTTTCAATCTGCCTTTCAGCATATCTAAGCCGAGCTACTTTTTTTTCTTGCTCAGGATTATTTCTACTACTCTGTCGCATTCTTTTATTATTTATAATTACACCCATAATATCCATGTAAATGAAAAGCTGCTTCTACAATTTACGTAACAGTAAGCTTTTTTTATTCTAAAGTGTTGCTATCGTTTGCTTTTTTGTTTTTCTAATATAAGCTCTACAACTCTTTGGCACTCTCCTTGATTTTGTGGTTTATATAAAGTATACTGGGGAAATTGCTCAGTAACTAATTTTTTAAACAGTTTCCATCTAATAGGAAAAGATTCATTGGCTCTACCTTTTGTTTCTATTATAAAATCTTCACCAATAAAATCAGGTGTATACTTAATAGGTAATATTCTTTTACTACCTCTATTAATTAATTCCCCTTTACCATTAGCTTGTCTTTCATAAGATTCGTTTTCAAAATGAAAACCATTAATTAAAACAAACGTTTCACCTTCATATTTATTTTTAATCTTTGCTTTTTTTAAGGCAGTATACATATACTTTTCTAAACCTGAAGCAAAGTCAATCCCATCAAAGCTAACTTTTTTAGCTCTAACAGGACCTTTCTTTCTTCTTCCCTTTCTATTTCTATTAAGCATCTTCTTCAAAGTCTTTTAACAGCTTCTCTTCTAAAGCCGTAGTAGATTCCATCTTGAGCTTCTGAATATAGTTAACCGCATCCATTAATTCTTCTTGTAAATGATTAAGCCATTTATGTAAGTTAGGTTCATCATCATGAAGAGTAACACCGTATTTTTTATAACCCACATCTGAGCGTTGTTGAAACTTTTCAACTACATCTTGTATTACCTTATCTCTCATAGCGTATTTTTTACAAATGTACCGTTAACCATCTTGCCTTTACGATTAGATATTTCATCATAAGCAGACTGAATACAATCTTCAATATTGTATCCCCGTAACTTAGCTAAATTAGTTAATACAACAACCATATCTCCTATAGCATCAATAACTTCCGGTTCATCATTTTTTAATATGGCTTGAGCTAATTCACCTGATTCTTCTATAAGTTTTATATATTGAGTCTTAGAATCTCCCTTATCATATAAACCACGTTCTTGTGCCCACTCTCTAATGAGTCCAAATATGTTTTCCTTGTTATATGATGGTTGTGCCAATAAAGCTTCATAAAAAGCTTTATTATAAATGTATGTACGTGTATCATTATACATTGATTTTTTAGCATTAGCTTTTATCCATTTTATAGACTGCTCTGTTAATTCAAATTCGCCTAATGATGTTTCCCATTTTAAACCTAAGTTTTCTTTTAAAAAACCTTTAAGCTCTGATTTAGCTATTGGAAATGTTGTGGTTTGTTCTGTAGCGTTAATCTTCATTTTTTTAAATAAATTTTTATATAATTTTCTATCTATTTTATAGCCATAATATTTTTGAAGCTCTATTTCTCTGTTGGATATATAATTTATATCGTTAGAAGAATCTAGAACTTCATATTCATCAGGCTTGTAACCTTGTGCTACAGTAACTCTATTATTTAAATTACGCGTAACACCAATTTTTTTATTAGGTATATGGTAAATATAATACATATTATTTGTTTTTTTTTAAAATATCATTTATTATTTTAATACTTCTTTCTGATAGCCATTTTGATGGGTAATTGGTTTTTTGAAACCATATTCTATCAGACTGCAAGTTCTGCTTTGATTCCTGGATGTGATTCATAGTTATTTATTTTAAACATATTATGTGAAGGGACAAATAAAAAGTTTCCCGCTCCTTCTTGAACTTTTAAACCAAATGAAACATCAACCGTAGGTAATGCTTTTGGTTCTCTTGCTAATTGTATTTTAGCTTGCTCTAAATGGTTATTATACAAATGACAATCACCAAGCTGTCCTATCAGTTGTCCCGGCTCATAGCCACTTCCTTTAGCTAACATTAATAATAATAAACCGTACATTGCTATATCATATGGTAATCCTAAAAATACATCAACTGATCTTTGTTGCCACATAAGGTCCATAACACCATCATTTATATAGACTTGAAAACCATAATGACAAGGAGGCAATGCCATATCATCGAAATCAGCAGGATTCCAAGCATTAACCATGAGTCTTCTCGAATCTGGGTTTTTATTGATGTCCAATAATAAATTGAACAATTGATCAACCCCATTGAAATTTCTCCACTGATAACCGTAAACCTTACCAAGAGTTCCATCAGTCCTTCCTGAGGCTTCATAGTTGGGAGTCCAATAATTAACCCTATGGTTAATAAGATATTGTAAATCAGTGCGGCCTTGAAGTATCCATAATATTTCTGTAAGTGCATGATTAAAATTTACTTTTTTAGTAGTTATTAAAGGAAAACCAGCACGCATATCGTGTCTTATGGTTCTACCAAACACTGATCTTGTACCAACACCTGTTCGGTCTTCTTTACTTTTACCTGCGTGAAATACTCCAGAGAGTAATCCTCTATATTCTTCATCTATATTTATCATAATTTAATTATTTTTTATATTTGTCAAAATAAAATTTATACATTAAATAAAATTCATACCATATTTCTTTTGGTCCATAAACATTAGGAGACTTATACCATCTACCATTATTAAAAACCTCTAAATACCATTCCTTAGGGTTTGGACCCTGAGTTGCTGGCTTAGGTGAAATTCTAATGTTATTGTTAACTCCCCAAGCATACCATTCATTTTCATTCTTAGAAGTCATATATTCTGGCATCCAAATTGTTTCTCTTCTTTTAGCCATTTATTCCCAAGGCATTTTTTCCTCAGTTAAATCTAAAGGCTCATGTGGTATAAAGCAACCTGATTTTGGTTCCCATTTAAAATGAGCTTCAGCCCCATTTTCACCAAGGTTTTGAAATTTGACTTTCAATATTTTAGCTTTAACAGTTCTTTGCTCATAATCTCTGTGAACTAATATACCATGATAGCTGGCATCATACCATTCTCCTCCTCCTTTAATATTATACATTGTAGGTTCTTCAATCTTACCATTAGCATCTTTATACATTTTAGTAGGATGAGCAACCACAATAACTAAAACATCATATTTTTTTGCAAATATTTCTATTTTAGATAAATATTCAAGGGTGTATACATTAACATCTCCTGATGCATCATTAGATCTAACTTTATTAAAAGGATCAATAACTAAACATTTAATCCCTTTACGTTTTACTAATTCAGCACCTTTGCGTAATACAGCTTCTAAACTATATTTATCCATATCAATAAAATAAAAGTTATCATTAATATGTTCTGCTACTTGATTCCATTTATCTGTACCAATATCTTTTTTAGATGGCATATCTTGCCAAACTTTTCTCATTAACTTATGAGCATGCAAATATGTTGGAGCGTTTTCAGGCGATGCAAAAGCGGTTTTCCATTGATAATTTACATTATACCCCACCACCATTTGATCAACAAAGTCAGACTTTCCACTAGAAGGAATACCAGTAACAGTAATAAACTGACCAGTATAAGTACTGAAAATACTATCGAAATTAGGTAATCCAACTTGGAAACCGGGTTTAAAACCATTTTCAACAAAATCTGTAATTTCTGCTTCAATGTCCCTGAACGTTGTAACGTTTTCAAGAGGGACCGGTTTTGCTTTGGCAATACGCTTCGCCAGTTCTTCTTTTCCATATTTTAATAAATATTCATTTGCGTCTTTACAATCTTCAAATGTAGCTAAATAACATATCTCCGCACCTAATCTTCTAACTAACTCTTGTTGTAGAGCTTGTCCAGCATCATCATCATCAACTGCAATTATTATTTTATCTTTATCAGTAAAATAATCTATACAATTATCTAAATAGTCAAGGTTGTTGTTATTTAAAGTTGCACCATTAGGTACAGATACTACATTTTCAATTCCTGCCTCATGTAAGCTTAGTACGTCCATTTCACCTTCAACTATAACACAGTATTCATATCCTACAACACTATTTATATTGTAAAATACTTTTTCCGCCCCTTTATATAATTTAAAGTTTTTGCGTCCATCTCTATATTTGACGTTTATTAATTGGTCTCCTATAAAATAATTAAAGTGTATAGCATTTTCCATTTGACCCGTCTGCGGCATAAATTCAGCACCTTCAGTAACCTTAAGTTCCTTTAGCGTGTTTTTAGATATACCTCGACCATCAAACCATTTCTCCACGTTAGTGCTCACTTCTTCAATAAAGTCAGGCGTAGTTGGCCTAACGTATACTTTATTTGATGAACCTTTACGCTGGTATGAATGTAGCTGAAATGTTTTGTTGCAATTGTGACAAGTACCAAGACCACGTTCCCAATCATAAGAAGCACAGTTTGCTTTCTGATTTTTAGGTTGTCTATCTAAAGAGCACAGGGGACAAATCCCCTGCGTTTTCCCTTCTGGTAGACCATGTTGATTGAATTTATCAATCAAAAATCCATTGATCTCCGTTGTGTTCATTTAATTTAATTTAAAATGGTAAATCTGGTGTTGATGGTTGTTGTGGTATAGCTGCATTAATTTGCTGTTGCATACCTTGATCTTGCCTAGGTGCTGCTTCAACTTGACCATTAGTCCAAACAATTTTAATGTTTCCCAAGTAAGTCTTAGCCACTTTACTATCTCTTTCTTCTTTAGTTTGTTCGACAATAATAGGCCCTTGATTGCCAAATTGATCTACTTCATCGTTAAAAGTAATTGTTACCGGTAGGTATTGTCCTTTTTTACCTGCGATAATCTTGTCTTTTGGAATTGCACTTAAGTTAATGCTTCCTTTTAAAATTCCTGCCATAATATAAAATTTAATTAAAGGGTCTTTGTTAAAAAATATTGATTTGGATCAAAGTTTTCTGTTTTGTAAAACAGTTCATATACTTCAATTGCTCGAGTAACTTTATCAGACCCTGATTCATAAAATTTGTCCGAGCAATCAAAGATACCAATTTGTTGCGTATTTTTATCTATAACCAAGAATAAAAGATCATATCCAAATATTTTCTTATATATATAAGCTTGGCTATCATAATTATATTTATATGCACTCCATTTGAATTTTGATATATCATTTGTGGTTTTTAAATCTATAACTAATTTTTCGTCATGATTAATAATATCAGCTTTCCCCTTCCACATATTGTTTTGCAATTCAACAATACCTGGTACTTCATAATCGTTATTTGGATTTTGTATAAAATCTCTACAAATTTCGTTACTAAACATTTTGTCTCTAAGCATTTCAACCATATCAACTTCATGTTGTAACATACATAACTCTCCTCCAGATATTTCTTTATATACTTTTGTATTTCTATTTGATGATTGAACTACTTTGTATTTTTTTAGTTTGTCTGGTTCTAATATGCAAGTGTGAAAATATCCTCCAATTAAAAAAGCTGAGGATGGTGGTGATGGCTTTTTAAAATCCAAAGGATTATTAAGTAATGCCATTATATCAGAATTACTTAAATATTGCTTACCAAATGCCCCATAGTAATGTTCATCTTCTTGTAATTTTTTTAAAATTTTATCCTTATCCATTTTTTAATATTTTCAACATAGTTGGGCTAATAGTATATTTTTCGTGCAATGTTTCTATAGAACCACCACTCGCTAAAAACTTTTTAGCTTGCTCAATGTTATCCATATTAATTTCAGGTTTAGCTATATTTCTAACTAAATTATTTTTAGGTTGATTACCTCCAGTGTTTGTAGCATCGGAATCAGCTGTATCATCAATTAATAAAAGATTACCTAAAGCATATTTTTTACCATAAGAAGAAGCAGACCCAAACTGTTGAGGTACCTGCATACCTTTTTGATTTAAATCTACACCAACAATAGCGGTAGCTGTAATACTAAGGTCGCCATCATTCATACTTGCAACTGAATGAATAATTGGTATACCTGCTATTTCACTGACTTGTTCCTCAATTGTAAAGTATACTTTATACTTTTTGTTAATTGGTTTAAGTGCTTCTAAAATGTCTTCAGCAGATCTAAAGTTGTACTTGCCGAATGAGTTATAGCGAGATTTTTTTGCTTTAAACTCTTGTTGAATTAAACTTAATTTTTCTTGAATTGTCATATTTATTTAATTTAATATTATACATAATTTAAAATAAGTCAGATACTTGCGCTGGATCTACATTTTCTATTAGTTTATTAATAGCATCTCTTTTTATTTGAGATATTCTAACGTAAGCGGCTGTTCCTTCTATTTTTAATTTATTTGCAATTTCTTTAGCTTGCATTTTTTCACAATCTAATCCATAACTCATACGGAGTACATCATATTCTTTTATAGATAAATGAGCTCCCATTATACTTAATAAATATTTATTTAATATATCTATATTGTACTCTTTTGCTGGATCAATTATGTCGTATGTTGTATTTGTATTATATTCAATAGTATCAATACTCTGAAAAATACTATTAAAGAATATTTCTACCATTTTTTTTTCTTGTTCTGAATTTTTGCGCATATCATTAAGTTTATGCTCTGGTATTCTAATATTTCCTCTATTAATATCAATAGCTCTTCTTATAGCACCTTTAATTCTTTTGCTTAAGAAGGATTTTAATGTTCTTTCTGGATTTGTAGATAGCTTTATAGTTTGCCATTCAATTTTGTCTACAGCCGCTATTAAGCCTATAGTACCTTCTTGTATCATGTCAGTTATATCTAACACCCCTGAGGCTTGTTGCATGGTTGAAAATGATCTTGCTATGTTTTCCACTAGCTTTATGTTTTCTACTATTAATTTATCTCTATCGTTATATAGGTCAAGGTTTACTTCGTTTAAATCGTTTTTAAACCTTGCATAGTTTTGTATGTTGAATTTCTTCATTTAGTAATGCTTTTTCTCTGTTCAAATCATTTGTAATGTTTCTGTATATCGTTCTAGTAGATACTTTTAATATCTTAGATAAACTTTTCATTGTGATTTTTTTAGAGTTGTCATGCAGTACTATCATAGCCTCATAAATATCCGTTTCTTCTGCTTTTTTAGTTCTTCCCATTAAAGTTCCTACTATCTTTAATTTCTCCTTGCTTGTTAATCCACAATTATCTTTAAATATTATTTTTCTCATTCTGTTTTTAGGGGGATCTTCTAAATCTTCCATTGAAACTTCATAAATAATATTGTGTATAGCATGCATGGGAATTGTGAAGGTAATAAAACCATTTTGCTTTTCAGCTATAAAATAGATTAAATTTTCAAAATCTTTTTTATTTAACTGAGGATTTAAATACCAAAGAACTAGTGCATGCCATTTAAAAGACTTATATGTGGTTATTTTAGCTTTACTTCTAAACAGCTCATAACATTCATACGTACCTTCTTTATAGAATTTACCCCAACCAAAAATTTCAGTCGGGGTATCATTCACAGGATCTCTCCTATAAATTATTTTTCTACGATTTAAATACTCAGTATTTCTATGCGACATTAGCCTATTACTATTTATATATAATTACCTATCGTCGCACTCTGCTCCGATTACTTCGTATAATACTTGCAAATCTAATAATTCTTCTTCAGACATACCCAATAATAGTTGTTTTGTTTTTCCCATTAGAATAATAATAAATTTAAATATTTTTTATATTTCTTTATTTTATTTGTTTTTTCTTGTAAACCTTTTACTTTTTCATTTAATTGTCTTCCAGACAACTCACCTATTTCTAATACTTCTTGTGATAATTCTCTATGAATGCTAAATATATAATCTCTTATATAGTTAACATGTTTCTTTTTTCTACTCGATACATTTATTTTCATATTTTTTATTTTAAATTAGTATTAATATGTTTTATAATAAAGGGTATTATTAAATATTGCTTATTTAATAGCATGTTTAATATTATTATTTTTTTTTAGATACTTCAATTATGAACCCAATGCCAATTAACAATATACCAATTGACATAATAAATAAACTAAAACTTAATATTTCCATCATAATTATACTAATAAAGCTTCTTCTAATTTAGATATTCTTTCTTCTAGTATTTGAAACGTCATTGCGTTTTCTCCAGCACTAACTATTATAGATGAATTAGTTAATATAGAACTAATCTTATCATATACCATCTCCATATATGGGTCATATATAATTTCTACATCCCATTTTTTTAATCCATTAATAACTGTAGCATGGTCTCTTTTAACTTCTCTACCTATAGCTGTTAAGCTTCTAAGTGGGCAGAATTTACGGCTTAATTTAAAATAAACAAATCTTGCTTGAGCTAATTCTCTTGATCTGCATTTATTACTTAAGTCTTTAATGTTTAGTTCTTTTTCAACTAAATGTTTTAAAGCTGCTAAAGATATTGTTGGCGTTATCGTTTGTCCATCCATGTGTTTAATTTTAAATTGTTAGGTATTTCTTGTTCGTATTTTTTTGCTTCATTTATATTTGAGAAGTCTTTATAATTTGCATAAATTCCGTCTTTGTGTTTCCATAACACTCTGTAATTCATAGCGTTATAATTATCTGGTATGCCTAAAGTTATTAATCTTGTTTTTATTCTTTTAGATTCCATTTTGTTTTTTAATTTTCAACTTGACTTTACGTATTTTATTTTTAATAATATTAGCTTTTTCAAATTCTTCTTCTTCTACATATTTTCTTTCTAAATCAATTAGTCTGTCTAATTCATATTCAAAAAATTCTTGTTCACTTACCACAGCAATTTGCCCTAGCTCATCATGTATATGATATATTTGTTCAATCTCTTCTTCTTCTTCTTCAAACTTTTTTTGTTTGTCAAGAAGCTTTTCAAATATTAGTTGAGCAATACGCTCAATATCTCCATCAGTTAATGTCATTCTTTATTAATTTATATATGTATTCGTATACTTCTTGATTTTTAATAGCGTCATCTAACAACATTTGTTTAGACGATTCAATTTCATCTGCACTATCATCCCACCAAAACCCTTTAAATTCTTCAGCCTCTCTTACTTTTCTGGTTTGGTTTATTAGCTTTGCATGCATTTTGTTTAATGCTTCTTCTTTAATTTTTTGCATGGATAATATATTTGTTTAAAAATTTTCCTACAGACTTAGCCGCTTTCAAGCCTTCAAAAATAAATGGTTCAATTTCAGGATAATAATATATATCGCCGTTGTGAAATTTAATAGCTAATATTTTTTTTCTGCGGTTGTATTTAGCTTTTTTAATTGCTGCTGATTTTACTTTAATTGTTTCTTCTTTGATTTTTTTCATAATAGTTATTTAATTTAATTGTTAATACTCATTTTTAATTTGTTCGTTTAATTCTTTTTTTCTTTGTGCTTCTTTTTTTGTCATTGATTTTCTGTTAGGTATATAATAACCAACGATAGGGTTTACCCAGTAATTCCAAAAGTCATCAGGAAAATCTGCAGGGTCAGTTATTATTAATTCTTTTTTGTTTTTATATTTCTTTGTCATCTGTCTATTAATTTTATTATTTCATTTAATTCTTTTTGTGTTGCTTCAATAGCTTTTGAAAATTCATATATACTATATTGTTCATTTTCATTTATAGGGCTATTGTCATATAAACCAGTTTGAAAATCTAGTAAAAAATTCCATATACCAGAAGTGGTATCATTTAAGTTGTTTATCATTTTAATTTAATTTATTATTTGTTTTGTTGTTAGGTGAGAGCAATTTTAGAATTAACTCCCACCCGTAACAAACAACAAAAAAAGGTATTATTAATATGGTACAGAGGAGGAGGAACATTATTCTCACTTCAACTCGAGTATCTATTTACCCGTCGGTAATCCTCTGTAGTTTTTAATATTATAATGATGGCGTCCCTTGTGCGGGTTCTTCAGGTAGCTAATCCTTATCCTCGCCGAAGCCAACGGGGTAGAGGACCATCATATATGTTATAACTGTTGTTGTAATATATGATTAATAATTTGCTTTGGTGTACCAGTTAATGTTTTTTCTTCGTTGTATAAATCTTTATACACTAACTGATATGTATTAGGTTTGTGTAT